CGTCTCGCCAGTCGGCGACGTAAGATGTGGGCACTTCCGAGTGTTTAGGACGGAGGGATACACTGGAAATAGAAGACCAGTCAGTATGTATATTATAATAGGTGCTGATTTCATCGACCATCATACATCTAAATAAAAAGCGCAGACCAACGGACAAATCATGCGAAGTTGGCCTGCGCTTTTATTTTTCCTCCGAAGAGTCAGTCGGTATTCCGAAAAAATCACTATCTTTGCAAACGAATAGCGCCTGTGGCGAAATTGGTAGACGCGCCAGACTTAGGATCTGGTGTTTTACGACGTGTAGGTTCGAGTCCTATCAGGCGCACAATTATAATTGATTTTCAGCGAGTTGTAAAAAATGTGTGGCATAATGTGTGACACTTTATATAACTCGCTATATTTTATCGAACAAATTCATGGCGTTTTTCTTAGCTTCGTCGGCTATATCTATATATGGCTTCATGGCTCTATAATCGGAATGTCCCGTCCACTTCATGACGATAGACGGCGCGATTCCGAGCATGAGCGCATTACAGATAAATGTACGACGACCGCAATGTGTGCCAACTGCCTTCCACTTGGGCTTGCTCTCTGTTATTTTTCTGTCGCCTACATAATGTGTGCTTGTTATGACTTCGTTTAACTCACACTGGCGGCATACTTCTTTTATATAGTTGTTCATCTTCTGGTTGGATGCGACTGGCAATGCTTTGTCTCCTTCCATTTTCGTGTATTTATCAAGGATTGAACTGGAGTATTTGTTCAATTCGATTTTTAAAGCGGCATTTGTCTTCTGAGTTATGACATTGATTATTCCATTTTGTATGTCGGATTTCTTCAGTTTGGCGACATCGGAATAGCGCAAGGAAGTGAAGCAGCAAAAGCAGAATACATCTCTCGCTCGTGATAAGTAACCCTCCTTAAACTGATGGCTATACACTTTCATTAGTTCATCCCAAGTTAGGAATACTACACTGTTGTTTGATTGCTTTAGCTTTGCCCGATAAGTAGTAAAGCTCACATCCTTAATGATGCCCTTTGTGACGAGCCACCGGAAGAACCATTTAAGCATGGATATTTTCTTCTTTACTGTCTCATTCTGATAGCCTTGCGTAATAAGGTAATCGCGAAATTTAGAGAGCATGCCAGCGTTTATGTCTTCTATTTTTGCCGATGGCAAGAAGTCGTACAAGTTATGCCATATCTGATTATGCTTATACCTTACTGATGATGACCATCCACTTTCTTTCCCAGCCTCTTCTACGTATTTATTATAGAGGTCAAACAGGTTTTTATTTTTTGAAATCCCGTCCTCTTTTATTCTAAACAAGGAAGAAATGTCTTCCTTAAACTGGTCGTATGTCGGTGTCTCCTTGTACGCATCTGCCAAGCGGATTATTTCGCTTTCGTATCGCTGTATCTCCGTATTTATTCTTGACGCAGGTACCTTTTCTTCGCCATGCGTGGTGTTTCGTTTGCACCGTTGCGTATCCCTATCCCATTTGGCTGAGTCTACCTTATATCCAAGGGAGAAGGTAAAGCGCTTCATCTGATACCGTATAGTTAATCTGAGGTCTCCACGTGTATCTGGGGAGAATAGTATGCTGTATTTCATGGGTGGGAAATTTTAAAGCCCTATCGATTAAGGTAGGGCTTTTGAATATACAAATATTATTTCTTTTGTTTCGTTGCTTCATTCACGGCATCTTCATACCTTTCAAATTGTCTGTCATTGAAGCATACGCCACACGTTCTAAACTCCTCGAAATATTTTTCACGGAAAAAATTTTCCTTACTAATTATCCTTGGCGTTATTGTTATTCCCTGAGGTCTAATTGTTCCACATCGGGCGTTTGTATGAACGATTTTTACATCGTAGACTTCTTGTAAGTATAAGTTTTTAGGAAGCAGTCCACTGTGAAACCATATCCCTATTATTACACCTATTATAGTTAATAAGCATAATGATAGAGCAAAAACTAAGTAATGTTTCTTTGTTAAATTGATGTTCTTCATGATACTATTATTATTACTTCATTTTGTTTTGACGTTTTTATCATAATTCTTTCAGCCATTTGCGACCGTTCTTGGTGCAAGATAGCCACCAGTTGAAGACTATCACAAAAACGATTGATATTGAGAATATGAGAGTAAGGTATATCATTTCTTTCCTCATTTCATTATTTCAATGGCCGTCAAGCCATCTTTTACCATTCTTTGTGTGCATCCAAATCAAGATACCACCGCTAATTATAATCATAATTAGGTAGAATATATTGAGTAAGTTAAATACATTTTCCATTTCCGCTTTATTTTTTATTATTTAATTTATAAGCTATTGTCGCAAGGAATGTTGTTAGTAATGTACCGAATATCAAAGACAAAAGGGAAGAAGCAGTCAAATCGTTATCCAATATCAAGACTGACGATATGGCTCCCAATACCATTGTTGTAAATATGGTCTTTGCCAAGTCGTAAAAGAACTTTGCGAGTTCTTTTCTTTGTTCATCGCTGTTATTCTTTTCCATTACACAAAGCTATGTCTAAAAAGAAATATAACGGCAAAGATACTGATGATTTCGCTTTTGGCCACTTTGAAGTCGGTATATCTGTCACGGTTGGCATCTGTCGTCCGCAGGGTGTATGAATCAGCATTCTCAATGAGGATTTTGAGACGTACGCCATGCGGTTTTGTGTCAATGACATAATAATCTCCGTTAACGATGTGTTCTGTCTCTGGCAGTCTTCTGATGCCTATGAGGTCTCCACTGGTGAAGGTTGGTGTCATGGAATTATCCTGCACTCTGTATATAATATCTATCTGCTTCATGAATCCTTCTACAGAGAATATCTCCATGTTTGCAGCACCATTCTTTATGTTTGCATATATATCATAGTCTGGCATATTGTACATATATGATGGAATGATTGGACGTGCGTCTTCGGATGCGCTTTTTACCTCCAAGTTCTGTGCGGCGATGTTGCCGCCTTCCGCCCCTCCACGCATATAGTAATTATTCTCCATTCTCGCTCCTGGTGAGTGATGGTTGTTTTGTTGTGACATTAGTCGCGGCGCATCCTCGTTGAGCATGTTACCTGTTTCCCATAGAATCCAATCAAAATTTAATTCAGGGAAACGAGCCTTTATTTTTTCCATTGTTCTCCGTGTAATCTTTTGCTTCCCATCAAGCATTTTACTGAGATTACTTGGTTCTATACCTACACTATTCGCGAAAGCATTCATGGAATACCCGAATACTTGTAGGCGTTCTTTTCTTTGTTCTCGTAATGTCTGCATAGCATTATAATATTAAACCATACAATAAGATTTAAATTATAAAGTAAATACCTGTTTTTGCTTTGGTAATAACAGGTAATACCTTATCTTTGCAATGTATTCCAAAACAAGTTACACAACACGTTTGCGGAATATCTATCGCAAAAATAGCGATTAAATATCTAACAAGCAAGACTTGAACCTAAAAATCTACTCCGTTGGATTTAACAATTAAAAAACTGATATAATATGGAATTAAATGTATTAGTAAACAAGAATCCGCATAACACGGACGAGCCACAAATTTGTACTTACGTTACGTTTCATGGTGAGTTAAACCCATCAAGTTTTATCAGCGAGATGGATGTGCGACGCGAAGAAACGCAGATGATGTATAGTTTGCACGGTGAACTGGCTAAAAGGATAGCGGATTTAGCTATTGAGTTCTTTAAAGAAAAGATTCAATCACATTAACAATTGACCTATGTATCTGAATATCAAATTAAGGTTTTACGGTAAGCATTACAGCCAGGAAATGGAAGTATTGAACGACCCACATTGTGGAAATGACGGCCCGATAGACGTGTCAAGCGATGAAGTCATGCGGCAGTTGTCTGACCTCAGCGAAGCAGCCAAGCACATCAAGCCGATTATAGAAGATTACTGCGAGAAGCGGAAGAATTCATCTGAGTAAATCTGACAATACGCGCTTGAAGTCCTCGAAGATGGTATAGTTATCACCATTTGTCATGTAAACGGTGATACGGTCTGCCTCTTCTCTTACGGCATACACGTGATTACGATTGATATATGTGTAGTGAACATGGTCGTCATGAATCTTTACTCTTACGAAATCGCCCTTACTCTCTGTCGATTCCTGCTTTTGCTGCACCGCGTTCTCCTCTCCTAAAATCATAGAGCCTTCTCCTGTAAGGAGCCAATTGAGATTGAGAGATGGGTAAATCTTAGATATTTTCTCTAACGTTGAACGTCTGGTATTGTCTCCCATTTTAGATACAGAACCGTTGCTAAGATTGCAATTACGCTCAAATTCAGCAACATTCATTTCTAAGTGGCTGATAAATGTAAGGATTCTTTCGTTTAGATTCATAGTTGTAAAGTGTTAAATTAGAAATAAAATCTAAGATTTATTTGGTTACAATAGATATTATATCTATCTTTGCAACGTGTTACGGAACGAGTTGCACAACTTGTTACCGCAAATATACAAATATCCAAGTAATTGGAAAGCGTTCTGTGTTTTATTTTTCACGTTTCGCGATAATCTGACTAATCGTCGTCGGCTTGCTTGCCGAGAAAAACGAGACAGAGCCTAATGGTTGCACACCATTCATTGTGTTGTGAGAATTGAGTTGTTGATGGTGTGTGGCGGTTCGATTCCGCCGTGGCTCACAAGCGAAAAGTGTTCTTTGACATATTGGCAAAGGGGTACGGAAGCGAAATATAGTAGCAAGGCCCAAATCCCCGAAAAAGTGGTATCACGTGATAGTAACTATCTATGTCGTGAAGTTGTAAACGGATGAGGTTCGGCATCGTCCATACCGCGTGAGCTGCCACGAGGAGTTATGTAACTACCATGTAACTGTTATGTAACTACTACATAAATTCTTTATATCCTCCTCAGATATGCCGATAGCTGGCGCATTCACCTTTCGTTTGCGTTTGGACTTGGCGACACAGGTGGTTCGAGTCCACCTATCTGAGCCAATTTAAAACCTTGTTGTATGAATAAGATTAAGAGAATTGCTGAGATAAGAGAATTGCTGATGCAGGATGCGGAAGAGCAATGTATCTGCCGCACACGCGGTTATCTCACTGCCAATTTTTATATGGAGATTGTCAAGAAGAATTACGAAGTCGAATTAATCGTTGATGAAGATTGGCAATGTAGCGATTGTTCCGTCTACAACGTAGAAGAAGATGTGGAGGACGTGAAATTGAAAATCATAATCCTCAACGAATATTCAGAGCTATACGCCACAATCAAACGAGAGGCGTATGAGAAACTTGACAGAGAAGCGAAATTGTACGAGGAGCATGAACAATCGCTGATGTACGATTTTCTCTATTGATATATGATATAAGCTCGCTGCGGTTCTTTTCACGAGGTGCAAAGCGTTGCATCGCAAATGATAGAGTGCAATCTTAAATAAGTGGGTGAGAAGATTTCCGTTACGTAGCGAGCGCACGCAGGTGATTGAGACTGGGTCTCATGTTTGAGTTCCATGGTTGTATGATTAAATAGAATATGTGAGATAAGAGGTTCGATTCCTCTCGCCTGCACCAACCAATAAATAAAATGTATTATGAAGAAGGAATACTATTTTGTTGTTTCAGTCTCTTGTATGTAATAGAAGAAACATGAAAGAAAAGGTACTTGCCGAGTACCTTAAAAGCTACAAAAATTGTCTTCTAGAGTTCGGCGAAGAATATACGCCAGAGGTTTTATTTGCCGACCTTAATAAACGACTTGATGAAATCAACGCATCGAATAAGCGGTGCAGAGATATTCGTTTAAAGCGAGAAAACGGCATGTATGGCGAAATAATCTTTGTATTTGAAAGTGATGTAAGCTGTGATACCCATCCCGCTATAATGGTTCTCAAATCAGTAAGATGGGTGGCAGGTTCAAGTAGTAATGGAAAAAGTGAAGCAGAATGAAAGAAGTCCTCTTATTTGATGCCGATGCGTGGACGCTCAGCTTTATTAACACTTCTGGAATATCTCGCCGCGTCACGTGGAAAGACACTTTCAAATGCGTATCAATCTATTTAAGAAAAGGGAATGGGTCTGTGATGCGACGCATTATTTCTGTTTTGATAAGGTTGTCTACCTGCTCTCTAAAGCCACGGCAGAAATCATCATCTAAGTAATTTTGGAAAATGACATCATCTTCCCATTCCAATTTTACCGCGTGGTGCTTTCCACACTCACAGCATTCAAGCTGATTACATTTGGCCTCAATTGAAGCCACAAAATCATGATTTAAAATCATAGTTACAAAAATTAAAAATTCGACCCTTCAAAGGTACAAAATACGGACGGATGCGCCAAGTAAATATAATTAAAAATTCGACACTTTTATTTTGCGCTTCGGCACATCCGTCTTTTAAATCTTACAATTATGAAAGCATTTACAAATTACAGATATTACGTTCTCTTTGCCGTTAACTTTATGGCGGTTATCTTGTTTATCGCTATGCCAGACGATAGCTGGAGCACTCTGATGTTTATTGCCTTTTTGGTACTGACAAAAGCATCTGCATGCTTGCTTATCTACGTCACAATGGTTTTGATTTCTCATTGGAGCGAAAAGCACGAAATACCAGAAATAGATTCGCTCATTAATGGAAATCTTTGACAACTACGTTTTTGCTATATATAAGAAAGGTGTTTTTATCAAATATTCAACTTGTTAATGGTAGGAGACTATAGTTAACAGGGGCGGTCGCAACGGATTGGGATAATTAGTTCTTCCGCTTTTCATACTCATAATTCATAATTCATACTAAGGTGGCCGTTCGTACCTGCAAGTACGGACGGCTTTTAAAATTCAAACACAATGGAAAATAAAATGACATTACATGAAAAACTGAATCTGATTCAGACGAAGTTGGAAGCTCCGAAGGACTTGTATAACAAGTTCGGCAACTATCGTTATAGAAGCGCCGAAAGTATATTGGCCGCGACAAAACCTTTTCTTCGCGAAATGGGTTTAACGCTGGTGACAGAATCGAAAATCAGCGAACATTTAAATCGCATCTATGTAGAATGCACCGTTACTATTTCTGACGGTAAAACAAGTGAAAGTGCAAGCGGAATGGCACGCGAGGAAGAAACGAAAAAAGGTATGGATGGCTCACAGATAACAGGTGCTGCCATGAGCTATGCCAAGAAATATGCGCTTGGTAACCTCTTTGCTATTGACGACACCAAGGATGCAGATACGACTGAATACGCGCAGCAAGTGCAAGCTGCACAACAGAGTACAACAGCAACGGTGAGCCAGGCTAAGCCAAAACAAGCGCCAAAGCAAGTGAAACAGCAAGCACCGCAGGGCGATGAGGAGCGATTGCTGTTGCTCCTGCAAGATATAAGCCACGCGAGAAGCAGAAAAACACTTACAACGATTTGGAATGAGAATAAAGACTTGCAATCCAATCCGCGATTTAGCGAGGCCGTTCAAGAAGCTTCAAAAAAATACCCGAAATGATAAAAGTTATTTGTTGTTCTCTCTTTTTGCTGGCCTTTGCGTTAGCGTTTATAGTTTTTCTCGAATATGCACAATATATAGCCAATAAATATGAAGACGATGATGAAGACGATGAAGAAGATAAAACTGAATGACAGCGGAATCCTGTTTGATGCAGAGAGCCACACCTATTGCACCAAGGATGGAGAAGTATTGCACGGAATCACGGGAAGGCTCAAAGAAAGAGCTTTCCCAGAAGAATATAAAGATGTTCCAGAAGAAGTGTTGCAACGTGCAGCGACAAGAGGCACGAGGATTCATCATGTACTTGAACTGTACGACAAAGTCGCAATTGAAACGGATGATTGCATGGAACTTCAAAACTACATGAAAGCACAGACGGAATTTCCTTTCCTTGCTAATCACCTTCAAAGCGAATACCTCATCACGGATGGCGAGCAATATGCTTCTGCAATAGATAAGGTTTATGTAGAAGATGATGGCGTTATCCTCGGTGACGTGAAGACAACTTACCATCTTAATGAGGAATATGTAAGTTGGCAATTGTCTATTTATGCCTATTTCTTTAACCTTATCAATCCAGATGTAGAAGTCAAAAAACTCTATGCTCTTTGGTTTAGGGAAGATAAATACAAGGTTGTGGAAGTGGAGCGGAAATCAATTGAAGATGTCAAGAAGTTACTTTACACTGAAGAAGCGTTGCCAGTCACCACCGTTGACGAAGCAATGATGCCAGACATCAATCGCGCGGAGGCTGCCATCATCGAATATAAAGAGGCGATGGAGTTTTGCAAGGCGCAATATGATAAACTCAAAGACGGCATCTTAGCAATCATGGTCGCGAACAACATCAAAAAATATGACGGTCAGAAAATCAGTATTACACGAAAATGCGAAGGAGAACGAGCAAGCTTTGACAGCAAGGCATTCAAGGCCGACCATCCAGATATGTATGAACAATACATGGTGAAGAGCAAAACGCCTTCATCCGTAACCGTAAAAATCAAATGAACGAGATATTACAGAACGGCGCGGCTTTCGTTCTTGTTCCGCAGCAGGAATGGAAACGCATGGTTGACGTTATCAGCAGAATCGAAACCATCATGCAGGAACGCGAAGAACCTGACGGATGGATGAGTACCGACGAGGCATGCAGACTACTAAAGGTATCTGCTCACACTTTGAGCAGATGGCGCGAGGTCTACAAGTTGAAGGTATCACAAGTTGGACGGAATATCCTCTATTCCGTCAAAGATATTAACAGATTATTAAAAAAGAAAGAAAAATGAATCAATCTATTTTCATCGGCAATCTCACCAAGACGGCCGAAACAAAGCAAGTGAACGGCGGCAATCCGTTCACGACATTTACCGTTGCCGTGAATCGCAAATGGAAGGCCAAGGATGGCACGAAACGCGAAGACGTGCAATTCGTTGACTGCATCATGAATGGTAATACGTCGGGCATTGCACCATACCTCACCAAGGGGACAAAGGTATGCGTGACAGGGCGAATCTCCTGCCATGCGTGGGTGGATAACCAGGGAAAGGCTATTGCAGGCCTTGACCTCAACGTCAGAGATATTGAACTACTTGGCGGCAAGCAGGAGGGCCAGCAGCCTTCACAGCAGCCGACATTTGCACCACCGTCGCAGCAGGGCGCACAACCACAGCAAACAGTATTGTCACAAGAGTTTGTCGGCGGCAATAACCTGTACGGCGGACGAAACGAAGACGATTTGCCCTTCTGACAATGAAATACGATTTGAGCAACCAGTCGGACAGAGAGCGCCTTATGGAGCACGTGAGGAAGGCCGTTGAGAAGCGTGAAGGTATCGTAGAGTTTACGACTAAGAAGCGGCAGCGCTCACTACCGCAGAATCGTTACCTTCACGTTATCCTTTCTTATTTCGCTTCGCAATACGGCGAGAGTATGGAGTATGTCAAGGAGAAATTCTTTAAGGAAGTATGCAACAGAGAATTGTTTTACGAACTTGTGAACGACCGTATTCTTGGATATACCGAGCGCGTAAGGAGCACTGCCGACCTCACCACCGAAGAAATGAGCCTCGCCATTGAGCGGTTTCGCGATTTCTGTGCTATGAATGCAGGCATCTACATTCCTTCGAGCGATGAACATAGGTTGCTTGAATTAGCGGAAATAGAAGTGGAACGGCATAAAGAATACGTGTGATGCCCTATTATATCAAGAAGAAAGCAGCAGGGAAGAAGACGGCATCAAGGACGGCGATGGAGCGCCTTGACAAGATATTTTCCCTGTATATTCGATTGCGCGACAGCCGAGCCTTTGGGTTCAAAGCATTCAAGTGTATATCGTGCGGACAAGTGAAGCCATTCCGCATGGCAGATTGCGGCCATTATTTCAGTCGTAGGCACATGAGTACACGGTATGACGAAGACAATTGCAATAGCGAATGTAATTATTGTAATAGATTCAACGCCGAGCATCTTGAAGGCTACAGAGAGAACCTAATTAAGAAGATAGGTCAGCAGCGTTTTGACTTACTAAAGGTCAAATCGCAGCAGACCTGCAAACTTGGGAAATTCGAGATTGACGAACTATACAAGTACTACAAGCAAGAAACCGAAAAACTACTAAAGATACAATGAAATTACCAAAAAGCAAATACCGAAAGGCGTTAGACAAGCGCCGCAAGAATGTTATTATGATGTATGAAGAACTGACGGAGGAATACCCAGAGGCATCGGATTACAGCAAGCATAATCTTATCGCTGAGCGCATGAGTCTCACACGTGAGGGTGTGAGGAAAATCGTGATGAGATATTACCAAGAATCGAAAGAAAATGGGCAATGAGTGGATAACGATTAATAAGGATGTGTTTGATATGCGAAAATATGAGAGCGACAACGTATTCAAGGTGTTCTTGTATTTCGTGACCCATGCAGCAGTACATCCGACAATATATAAGGGAAGGGTGTTGCAACGCGGCCAATTGGCGCTATCCATAACCGATGCTTGTGCCAAAATTGGGATAAGCGAACGGAGCTATCGTACCGTGATGAAAAAATTAACTTCAGGCACGCAAAACGACACGCAAAACGACACGCAAAACGACACGCAAATAGACACGGAAGCGACACGACAGTTTACTGTTATAACCATCTTAAAATATGATGATTACGTTTCATGCAAAGATGACAAACGACACGGAAACTGCACGCAAAACGACACGCAAAACGACACGCAAAACGACACGCAAAACGACACGCAAACCCCTTCACCGCCAAATCCACCAAAAAATCCGCCATTTATCCAAAAAGAAAAAGAAAACGAAAAAGAAAACCTTTCCCCCACACCCCCTATAAAAGAAAAAGATAAAGAAAAAGAAAAAGCTTCGCCTCAACCTTCGCTAAGAAAGAAAGAAAAAGACAAACTTTTAGTTTGTGGAAAAACCAAAGAAAGTGGCATTTCTTTTTCCTCCGTCGCTGGCGCGACTTCGGACGAACAAAAAGATTTGAGGAAGGAGATTGAACGGAAGAAAAAATTAATGGAGGGGCGTAGGGTGAAATTTTATAATTCACTTGTTCCGTTTGTGCAAATGTATGGAAAGGCCATGGTGCGCGACTTCTTCGACTACTGGAGCGAGCCGAATAAGAGCGAAACACAGATGCGTTACGAGTTGGAACGCACGTGGAGCTTGAACCTTCGCCTTGCATACTGGAGCAGAAATAAAAAGAACTATGTCAGGAAATCAGCTACAGACGAAAAGCGAGAAGCGAACGCTGCGGTCATTGAGCGTTTGCGAGAGGATGCACTACGGCGTCTCCGTCCAATGGACGAAGAAGAACCGTTGCCTATCTGAGTTATACGCGAACTATTCACCGAGCTACTGGCCTCACCTGTCGCGCATTGGAAACGGCGTGTACACTCGCGCCTGTCCTGCGCTTGGCGCTCTTGATGACCTATACGCCACACGCGGTGCCGCCGCTACTTGGGTACAAGCGCAAGTCACAGCCATGTACGTTGCCTCTGGCAGCAGAGATGCAACGATGGCTAACGCTATCACCGTGTTCAGCGAGAACTTCGCAAACGTTGCGGCGGCGTATAAGCTAACAGAGTTGATGCTGTTTTTCTCGCGCTATGCCGCTGGCATGTACGACGACAGCTACACGACCTTCAGCGCAAGACGTATCGGCGTTGCCTTCCACAAAGAATTTCTCCCACAGCGCGACCAGGTTATTGCAAAGATTGAACGCGAGAATGGCGCGAGGAAGATGACGATCCCAGCATTCGCCATCAAACGGCAGGCATACGACGCTGCGAGCGATTTCTCGTTTTCGTTGAGAATCCTCAGAGACAGCGAAGAGCTGCGCAAGGAATTGTGCGTCTCTGGCATGGGGGTGAACGGCATAGCCGAGGGCGTTCTGCCCAAAAGTGAAATTTGGCGCGTTCATGACTACGTTAAACGCGGCGATGTAAGAATTATCAAGATAAACGCCATAACACGTCTAAGCGGCTCTCTAAGCGAAGATAATGGCAAAGACGATAGATTACCTACCTTGGAGAGAGAAAGTCCGTCAGAAGGCAAAAAATAGCAATAAAGATAAAAACTAAAACGAAATGAAGAAGAATAACTTTGGAATGTGGTGTCAGCAGGCGAAGAAATTCCTTCTTGGAAACGCTGAGGCCAAGCGCGAGCGCGAGCTTCACAAGCAGGCTTACAGGGAAGTGCAGGTGAAGGAATATGATGGCGCCTTGTGGCTCTGTCACAGGGGCATCCCCCTTGTTCGCGAAGGAAGTGCAAAGGAAAGCCTGCCCAAACCGGCAGAGCAGGCAAGAGAATGTTGGATTAAATACCAAAAAGAATACGCGAAATGAAGGTTTATATCTCACAGCCATATCGCTACGTTAGCAAGGCTGAATACGACTACGAATACAAGCGCATGTCGCAGACTATCATCAATCACGGACACACGCCGATTGTTCCTGTATTTGATTATTCACCATTTATCGGCGAAAACGAAGAGAACATTATCCGACATTTTGACCAAAATGCTTCTCGTATGCTTGAGTGTGGCGCTATTGTCAGAATATCACCGTCAGGCAGGGGAAGCATAGCGAGCAAAATTTGTGATATGGAGATTGCGCTGATGTCTGCTTTTGGGCGTGTCATAATCCCGAACTATCGTGTTGGTGTTGAGTTGGAAGGTCTTAAAAAGTGAAAACAAATGGAAATGGACGAATACCAACATCTGGCATCAGGGTATAGGTGCGGAGAGCCGAGCGTTGTGTTTGCGGCTCTTGGCGTTGCTGGGGAAGCAGGAGAGGTGGCCGACAAAGTGAAAAAGGCTATCCGCGACAACAATGGAAACTTCGATGACGAGGCGTTTAAAGAGAGTGTTAAGTATGAACTTGGCGATGTACTTTGGTATGTCGCGGCTCTTGCGGAAGACCTCGGATTTACACTTAGCGAAGTCGGTCAATCCAATATTTCAAAATTGGAGGACAGGTGTAGGCGCGGCGTGATACACGGCAGCGGAGATAAAAGATAAAATGCGACAAAATGCAACACGAAATAGAATAATGACAAAATGACAAAAGAAGAAATAACGCACATCTATTTCAAAAAGATGTGGCTCTCGCCGAGCGGTTATCCAAGGTTCCCGAGAAGCGCAATGTATGCGTACAGGGCTGGAGTTATCCGCGAAGACGAGAAGGAAAGATACGGAATTGACAAAATAATAAGGAGATTTAATTCATGAAGCTAACCGAAAAAATTATGAAAACTCTTAACGATGAATGTAAAGAGCGTTATAAGAGTAAGACAGAGCAGGAAGTTTTCCTTTTTGGCGCGAGAAGAGCGCTGGAGGAATATGCAAAAGGCTTGTGGCATGGAGCAGACGAACAACCAGCCATCAACAGCGAGTCAATCATATATGCAAAAAAAGTATTGCCGAGCGGACAGAGGGTAGCGCCGAGCTATGCGGCCGTTTATCGTGATGTTATGGGCCGAAACGTTTGCCTGTTTACTGATATAGATATCAAGGCAGATATTGTCAGATGGATTAACGTGGAGGATTTGCCATGAACGATTGGAGACCAAACACGGGTATCATGCGTAACGAACCATTGATGCCCGTGCCTCACAAGAATATCAATCTGCTCGTCACCTACGCGGAAGCTCAGCAGGAGCATGAAGCGATGATGTGGAAGAAGATGAACGATAAGAGGCGGCGTGAATACGGCATCTGTACTGCTTTATGTTACCTTCATTTCATGCGCGTTGAATATGCGATGAAGCTTGCACGTGATGTCGTAGACACGCTTGCCAAGCGGAAGGATATGTACCGACATGAGGTCAAGCGGACGTGCAGAAGAATTGTTGACGAGGTGGCGAGGCTGAATGCGTGGATGTATAATGTGATTCAGCAAGAAAGGTATCTTGAAGGCTATGACCACTTCGTTGATACCTTCAGCGAGCACATGAAAGAGAAATATGATGCGCTGCGTTACTGCATGATGCAGGCTTGTAAGCCATGTTTGACAGACCCTGCTTTGTATGCTCAGTTGGAATGTACGAGAATTGTTGCAGAATTGGCAGATGCCTGCCGCAAAGGAGATATGTTTAAATACAGAGATTACTCATATATCAAAGGTATCTACGCCTACAACACTGAGACGCTTATACCTCTCCTTTGTTCGCTTGAAGAATTGATTAAGAAGAGAATATTCATTCGCGGAAGTTTGGACGTTAATCTCAACAAGGATGAATATGTGTGCAGGTGCGTTTATGCTGTGACGGATAGATTCCGCGATGGTAAAGGTTTGGTAAAATTATTAGAAGAAAAATGGTAAAACTATGAGTGAATATAGCATATCTTACAACATGGATACAGGTGACATAATGAACTGTCTATCTGAATCTGAGAAGGTAGATTTCGTGTATGAATGTTTCGAATGTCTTGAATTAGACCAGAAACAAGATTTTATCGAATCGCTTGGCGCGGATGAGGTTGTTGACCTACGTGGCGAGGATGAAATTATTAACGAGCTTGAAATGCGAGGATATAAAATAACAAAAAAAATTGCAAAATGACAGAAGAAAGACTTAAACTTATAAATTGGTAAAATCACTAAAAATAATAAGACTATGAACTTTATTATAAATTCCACTATTAAAATTGAAGTTGATGAGGTGATGGATAGTTTGAGCGAATTTGATAAGGTCGACTTCGTTTGCGAATGCTATGACTACATGTCTAATGATTATCAAAATTTTTTTTGGAAGAGCTTGGCGCAACAGAAGTTATTGAACGCCTTGGCGAAGACAACATTGTGAAAGAACTGGAAAGCCGAGGATATAAAATCACTAAAGATGGAAGCGAGGTTTAAAGAAAATGGCGATTATGTTAGAATATAACTTGTAAGACGACTATGGAATACAAAGAAATACGAACAATGCTGAACATTGTTTCAGCTGTGGTTGCAAATAGCCATATCGAGCAATGTAGTGCTTCTGGCAATTTATATACCTCAACCGTTTACAATATTAGAGATTCCGATATAGCAACAATGAGGAAATGGATTGCATATTGGAAGCAGACAATAGATAGATGCAACAAAACCGACTAAAACTAAATGATTATAATATGGAAAAATGGCATACAAACAAGGAAATTCCAAATGATAAGGATAGATATATCATTAAATGGAAAGGCCATAATTCTTATAAGTTAGCTACAGGTAAAGAATGGGTGACAAGTCGTTTGAAACACACATCATGGGGATTGGAAATTGAACGATGGGCTTATATCAAAGACTTTGAAGTCCCTTGTGAGCAACACCAAGAAAAACAAATTGATTGGGAGCAACGAAGATACGATATTGCTAAAAGCGCAATGATTGGAGTTTTAGCATCCCCCATTGTTGATGGCATAGACCCAAATCCAAGCATTGAGTATGTAGCACACCATTCAGTATTGCTTGCTGATGCGCTCATTAAAGAACTTAAACAACAAGACAATGAAATTACGGTTTAATTAATAAGACAATGAAAACTTACATCGGTAAAAAGCAGGTTAAGGCCGAACCTATGAACGAATTGGCCGCAGTAGAGAAAGGTTACGCTCGCAAGAACGAGGACAACCACGAATGGCGTGAAGGTTATCACGTACAGTACAACAACCCAGACGGCAGCACCTACGACTCTTGGTCGCCTAAGCAGGTGTTCGAGAATTCCTACAACGTGTGTGATGAGGGACAAGTCGCAATGGTGTGTTTCCCTTTAACTCATGGAAGTATCAACAAGGCTATATCTCTGCTAACTCTTAGTGGAGCTGACGACAAGATGTTGGAGGAGGTTGCAGCCAAAATAGAGAACTTGAAAAAGAAAGGGTTCGCCATCATTTCTCCTGAGTTCTACAAGCAGTGCGATGATGGAAGGCAATTTGAAATGATGTTTCCTTTAATTGGATTAGGCGTTAGCGTGTAATTCATGCGCCATCCCAAACGCAGGGCTAACATGCTCTACAAACTACGTAGGGGAGGTATTCACTGCAACACCAAGGAGTGGTGCATATACCTCCCCTACACAATTGACTAAAATCATGACAGAAGAAAGACTTAAAATGATTAACAAGATTGCCGAGGAAATGAATTTCATCTCTGAGGCGATAAAGAAGATTAATGGAGGATATACGTTTGAAATTCGGCTTAAAGGTGTGCGCACAACGGATGGCTTTAGCGTTTACCCATTTCTTTCGGAGGCACAACGTAGCGAGATAGAAGATTTAGTGGAGAAGTGCATAAGAAAGAATTTAGAGGATTATAGAAAGGAATTTGAGGAATTATGAAACATTTAATATCCCTAAAGACAAATCAAGGCATCGCCTCAGTTGAAGACTATCAGAATGGCCGTATTGACATAGGCGATGTAATCGGCGTCATCCTTCAAACGGAGGTGATAGGTGTGATTATTTCTCTTGACCAGTGGAACGAAATCTGGTGCAGCGAGGAAAACTGCAAAGTATTTAATAAGGCGTGTGGTGAAGCGGAAGCCTTGCAGACATTAAGTGGTTTGGAGCTTACTCGTAATATCGTGAAGCAGAACGAGGAAGATGGCGAAAGCATGACTGCTGCTATGCGTTGCTGGCGATACAAGAAAGGCAACCTCCAGTGGTATCTTCCAAGTTTGTATGAGCTTGGAACGATTATCGCTTATCGTGATGAATTGAACGAAGTGCTGGAAATGCTTAATGCCGACCAGTTCGATGAAGATGATTGGGGCTGGAGTAGTTCCGAGAACTACAGTTGGGACGCGTGGGGCGTCAACTTCGGTAGTGGTTACTTCATCGGCAATGGCGGCAAGGTCTACAGCTACGTTGTGAGGGCAGTCTCCGCATTTAGCCCATTGGAGCGTGAGAAATCTATGTTTACACACAATGAATAAATAAAACAACTATGGCAAATAAAAATGAAGTAAAGCAGTGCTGCACGCTGCCTGAATTGAAGGAAGCAGAAAGGGAAACTATTAACATTGCTGAGATTCTTCGCAACTACAAACCCAATGAAATAATTCTATACACAACTATGTTTGGCAATGCGTTTTTCAAAGGATTCATGCGCGATGGTAGTGGAATTCTCCTCGAAAGCACGATAACAGTCGATGTCGCGCTTGACGCAAACGGAAGAATGTTGCAATCGCAAAGCGGCGAATGTATTATATTTCCTTCGTCAGAAATGCGCGATTGGAATAAGTTCTTTAAACATGGTGATGTCGTTGTCAACCAGGAAAACGGCTGTATGTATGTCTTTGATTGCTGGGCAAAAGACAATTTTACGAAGATGAACATAATTGACTACTTCGACAAGCCAAGCGAATTTGGCGGAAAAGAGGTCAAGCCAAAATATTTGACGGTTAAAACGAAAGATTATCAGAAAGCCGATGAAGAGCAGCGTGAATTGTTCTTTGAATCGATGGATAAATCGTACACCTTTGCCGTTAAATGCGGAAGAATAACGAGGGTCGTAAAAAAAAACTCCACACTTTAATACTTACGATAAAGTGCTTGTTCGCAACAGAAAACAAAGCTGGAAGATAGATATGTTTTCGCATTATGAGCAATTCGGCAGCTTTCACTATAGAACCCTTGGAGGATATTACGAATATTGCATACCGTTTGATGGTAATGAACATCTTGTCGGTAAAGAAGTCAAAGATGAGGAGGCATAAAATGATAAACATTAGAGAAATAAGAATTGGTGATATTATCACCAAAGAAAACAAGTACGAAGGCTATAAATACTCTATCGTTGAAGGTATTGACAACATCAGCGGTACGATTCGTCACAGAGAGGTATATGAAGATGGAGGTAGGCAGATGGCAATATCTTCATACGAAGATATGTCGCCGTTTCCTTTATCAATAGAATTACTGAATGCAAACGGATGGCATAAATCAAATAGAGTAAAAATCCTTTTTAGGGACTTTAAGCCTATTCTCATCGGGCTTGAACCTTCAAAACTTCATGAAACAAAATTCTATCCAATATTGCTTCCTTGTTGGATGAGAAAAACGAGAGAAGCTATGAGTATGTACGAAATCAAATACGTGCATGAACTGCAAGCGCTGCTTGATATGTGGAAAATAAACGTAAAAATCAAACCATAACAATCATGGATATTACAGACTATAAGAATCTCTACAGGGCCGCGAGAAAGTTAGATGAAGCTGTTGATAAGAATAGCAAAATATATCGTTCTATCGCATATAAGTCCAATTACTACGGATTCAACAATACAGAAGTCAATGCGAATTGTATGCACCCTTTCACCATTCAACTGAAATCTTACCTTGTATTGAATAAGGTCAACGAACAGGGAGAACCAATCAAGGAAGAATGGTTGAGGTTTAAAGATGATTCGCTGGTGGAAGAATTTATGGTCAAGGCGATTAACTGCCACAAGGAGGAGATTCTAAAGACCACTTCACGATTAATCAAGCATTTTTTGGAAGAGAATATTGATTTGGTTAAGAATGAGAGGGAGCGATTGTCTAATATCGAAATGTTCGTTGAAACTGGATACTAAAAGTATCAATGGTAAAGATAAGCACAACACATTCCAATAATACACTATTTTAGCAGAATGGAAAAGGAATCGCTATTAACCATGCTCACTCGCCATCTATTTGGCAGGAAGTACTATGCCAATATCGTTGTGTCGGCAGGCTCATTCGATTATGGCATAAGTAACTATATCTTCCGTAACAAGGAAGAAGCGTACCGCCACAAGCAAGCGCTTGAAAAAAATCGCTCATTTGATTACGTGGAGACTATCAGTTTCCGCAGTAGGAACCAAGACTACAAAGACTATCAGCATAAATAATGAAGTTAAAGGACATTTTTCGCAAACTACGTTACGGTAGGTTATACATCATTGCAGACTCGTCAGACAACTCAATCTCGTTGTCTGACGGGTTTATCGCATATATACGCAAAGACCTCGGGCCAATCGGTAAGGTGGCAGCACGTGTGGTGCAAGACGAGAAAGGGGGTTACTACATTCATTTCTCGGCAGATGAAGGCGAGGACGGAACATACCGCTCAGTCTTATGTCGAAACGACTATTACGACAGCATAGGATTTGAATGCCTTGTGCCGACCGTGAATCGTATCTTCTATGATTACAAGATAGCTGGAGAGCATACACAAATGGACGTGTCTGTGGTTAAGATTAAGGGTAGGAAGTTATACAAGATTGATAAGAAGGTATGATGGATATTGCTATAACAGGAATGACGACCGTGCCGTCTGACTACGCTTGTCAAGACGGCCAGACGGCGTTGCTTCACAACCTCGTGCATGAATATGGTGAGGTTCGCCCAATGCACAAGCCGAAGGTGGTAATGAATGTTCCAATTGGATTCCGATTCTTGTTTATTCACGCTAATTCGGGCTATAAGCATTATATCTTTCAGGCGCAAGCAACAGATGACGATGGGCAGATTAAAGAAGGCTTTTACGACTACTACTATTGTGATGCGGCAGATGAGAATAACATGGTGGAGTTCGCATCAATGAAAGCTGAGGTCTCTCATGTGGATGCCATTGGTAACACACTATTGATATTCACGGAAGGCAGCATCAATTACTACCTATGGAAAAACGTGGAATACAAATCACTTGGTGACGCCCTGCCTGAGATAGGTATGCGGTTCGGATTACTCGGAGAACCTATTCTATACAGCAAGGAATGCTCAGAGGCGGATGGTATGTTTGTTCATTTCGATTATGAAGTGTTTCCGAACAAGGACCACGCCTATAAGCGAGAATACCTAACGGCGTACACTACCACGATGCTGGCTCCTGTTTCCAAACTTATTAATGAGCACGTAACAGGCAAGGGGAAGTTTTGTTTTCCATTCTTTGTGAGATACGCTATGCGTCTGTATGATGGTACATTGGTTCATCATTCTGCACCCATTTTAATGATGCCTTCCACCTATCAGGCCGTTATGCCCTTCTTGCGGCAAACAAAGTATAATGGCAGCAAACTAACAGATTGCAGAGTTGATGCTTTCACCGTTCGCGCTGCGCTCACCTTCCTCATGGAGGACAATATCACCAAGGCCTTCAAGGAGAAGTGGGGAGACATAGTCAAGAGCGTGGATATATTCGTCAGCGCTCCTCTTTACACCTATGATGCTGGCGGTATTGTAGATACGATTAAGTTCCCAAACATCAAAGATAGCGATTATGCCAATGGGGATTATGTTGGCAGACTGAGTGCTAACGCTCTCATGTGGGGTTTGCCTTCAAGCGTTTCGCACATCGACGGAGACTACACGAAATATCACAGTGCGTTCAACTTTAGAGACCTGTTTAATGCGTATTGCAAGCCTGCATTCCTTTCAAAATATGATGAAGTTTACACCATCGAATTACCTGCCGTGACGGATGAGGATATGCGCAAGAAGATGACAGATTGCTCTTCATTCTACTTACTGAAGAGTATTTCGCTGAATGAACTTATCAACGCCAGCGAGCAGAGCGAAGCTGTAACCATTAAGGTGAAGGATGACTATCTGCAATCTCTTGTCAATCGTGAAGTGATGACAGATGACTATCTAACGCACGAGAAGATTGCGGCGGAGAGGTCTTACGTGTACAATTCTCGACTTAATCTCGCTGGCGTCACGAGGCAGTTGTATGACGGATACCCTATAAGGCAGGCCTTCTGCCGATATGATGGAAGAGTGCCCGTTACCTATGTAGGGACTGAGGGCGGTATTAAATTCGGTGAGTTGCCAATTACCGAACTAACGGAGGCAAACGCATTCACCATCAGCGTAGAGGAAGGAAGGGAGATAAAATTATACAAAGAGGGAAAATGCAATATATACATCAGTCTTTACAATCGTGTACCCACCCTACTCTTCTGCCCTTACACATCGGCAAAAAATGCTATTTGGTTGATTACAACAGACGGAATACTGAAACCATTCATGAGCCTGGAGATGAAGATGCACGACTTCCTTAATCTCTCTTACGCTTCATTATATTTCGCCCCTTTTAATCTTCCGTCTACGCCAGACCTTCCGCAGGACCCGGGGAATGAAGACAAGAAAGTAAAAGCGAGTTCTTCAATCTATACCTCAGCCGTCAATAATCCATTTTACTTTCCCTCTATCGGCGTTAATGATGTCGGTATTGGTGAGGTGGTCGGCATGGCCGCTGCTGTCGCCGCCATGTCGCAAGGACAATTCGGTGAGTTCCCGTTGTACGCATTCACATCAAATGGTATATGGGCATTATCCGTCGGCAATGATGGCAGCTATCAGACGGCGACACCAGTCACGAGAGACGTGTGCAGCAACCCCAACGCAATCATATCGCTTGATAGAAGTGTACTTTTCCCGACAAAGAGAGGCATTATGATGATAAGTGGTTCACAATCTACCTGTATAACGGAGGTGCTGCACGATAATCCTGCTTCACTCCTTAGTCATGATGTTGTCAAAAAAATGTCACGAGCAGAAGGGGTTGAACCTTCTGAAATTCCCGATTTAGGCTTTTTATCATACCTTGACAATGCAGGCATGGTATATGACTACACGCGGCAGCGAGTTATCGTATTCAATCAAGATAAGATGTATGCGTATGTGCTATCACTGACAAGCAAGATGTGGTCAACAATCAGGAGCGAGTATAAGTATTCTGTCAATAGCTATCCTGATGGACTTGCAATAACGCAAGAAGGTATAGAAGCGCAGCTCGTGAATGTCTGTGAGGATGGAGAGGCGCAAGGAGGTGTCATTGTAACAAGGCCAATGAAGTTGAACAACGCACATGCGCTTGGAACCATCACCGACATTATGGTACGTGGAAATATCAACAAAGCACACGCCTCGGTAGCTCTGCTTGGAACGCGAGACTACACTAACTACCTATATGTTGGCTCTGGAACCAGGGGGAGAATCGCAAGGCTGCACGGAAGTCCTTACAAGGCGTTTGTCGCGGTCGTCATGGCGAACCTGGAAGACGGAGAGACTATTGACGGCATGAGTGTAGAATATCAGATGAGGCAGGCAAATAGAATGAGATAAAATAAGGCTCGCCACATTATAACGTGACGAGCCTTGTTTTTCGGTTATAATTCGCTATAATTCGCTATAATTCGGTTATACTCACGAAGTATAAGGACGGATTTAATATGCTGGTAACTTGCTGAAAAGCGGTATATTATTTTTAATGGCATTCAGAATCAGCGTCTTATGAATGAAATTAATTTGCTTGGCAACTATAACCTAAGATATTCTTCAAGATATTCACCGACCTTCATATTTCCTTCTTCGGCCTTCTCCTTTAGCTTGGCAAGAAATGCAGGCGTTACGTTTGCTCGCAATGTAACCTTGTTTGTTCTTGGGCGGCCACTATTCTCGCGGCGGCCGCCCCAGCTTGATTGCTTGTTTGTCATTGTTCCTTAGAGAATAATTCCTAACCAATTATTTTCTCAGCGACGAGAATACAAAATGTCTATCTCTGTAAACATCTATTACGTATGCGTAGTCAGAAGAGCCTGGGTCTGTGTAAAACTCCCTTATACGAAACTCATACACGAATACTTCACAACCCTCTTGAATGTCGCACTGAACACTGAAGGATTCACCTTCAACTGCTGGATTCTCTTCATCCGCAAAGGTATATTCGTTAATATCCTGATTGGATTTGGCAATATACCAATCTGCTTCTTCTAATCTACTTACAAGTTCGTCGTATGCTTCGCGAACGGAAGCGAAATTGGAGGATGAAAAACTTCTCTTAATATTGTCAATTAACATAGTAAGGACTTCACTGTGATGTCGAGGGCTGTGAGAATTATTATTACAAGTGCAAAGGTAAATATATATCTTGATTTCGCAGCATAAAAATCAAGATAATTTTTATTTGGGTGCATTTTTAACCTTTGTTGTTATTTAATATTGGGGCAATATTGTAGGTTAATTATCTGATAGAGAAATATTTAATAAGCGAAAATAAATAAAGCAGTTAAGCAACAAAAATTCCCGCAATTTCTTATTGCGGGAATGGTTGGATGAATCAATTGGCGAGAATACACGTCACATTGTAGCCGTGATTGGTCTCTCACAATCATACATGGATAGCATGGCGATAATCTCACCAATGGTATCTTCTTCTCGTTGTTTGTACAATTCAGACGAGTGTGATGTGTCTGCAACAACAGAGATATAGCGGCAGATTGCAGATGACACAAGATAATCATGAAGCAACGAGGTCAGGCGCTCAGCGAGGAAGCGTGCATGCTCATAGTTGATGAGTATGGTATAGTCGTAGCTCTCGCGATAGTCGTTATAATCATCCGTCATTGTAATTTCCTCTTCTCGTGGAGAAGGAGGTGCGAACTGAGACAGTTGCAGCATGGAATGCGTGTAGGCATTGTCAATTTCGCGGATTACAATGTCAACATTACCATCCTCTACAATATCCTTCATGCGGTGCTTCACATGCTGATTATCCTGCAACCGCGATGCAACAGCTTCAGCGGAAAGGAATCCTGCTTGAGCGATGTCATAGAGAAGATTCTCCGTCTTCAGTCTTATTGTCACTCTCGTTGTGCGTGGTATTCTACAGCTATTCATATCTCACTTCGTTATTAGTTAGTGGTTTTTTGTTTTTCGGTGCATGAGCGCGGCGAGGCTGAATACGCGCGAAGGATGCAGCATATAATTGTTGCAACGCCTCTGCTGCCATCTGCTTGTAATTCCCTGCCTCTGCTGGGTCTGTCTGCAATAGCCATTCAGACAGGGCGTAGTTCACAATATAGGAATGAGTAGAGGTGGCGAGTGAATCAGTTTGGCCATTCGCGTAATTGGAAGGAACGCGGAGAACGAAGGTGATTACATTATCTTCTTCCTGCTCGGTCACTCCGCTACCCCATGTCATTGTTATCGCGTTATCGCCTGCAACGGCCTTGCGTGTTGCTGATAATAATATATTATCTGCCGTCGTCGCACCTTCTACAATGTATTCAGCAAGGGCAATCCTCACATCCTTCAATGCCGTTTGCACGGAGCGCAATATCCGCTCTTCATCTATATCCTGAATGTCTTCCGCGTGAGATACTTGCTGCATTCCCTTGCGAGAACGGCCGATTTGCCACGATGTCTTTGCTATTTCATGAAGCAACTCGGTCAAGTATATATGAATTGTCAGTGTCTTGTTCATATTATAACCAATTAATCTTGTCAATATTCCTTACCTTCTGTGGTTCTTTTCGGATTGGCGCTGAGCGGTGGCCTGCGAGAGATTCCCTTAGCAAGGTCAAATAGATATTTGCCTGCTGAGAGATTACCTGCAATATATTCGCTGGAGCCGCATTCTTCTCCGCGTACAAGGACATGATAGTCCATGCAGCTACATTCTTGTATGTCTGCTGTAGTGGTGCCTGTTCAAGGGCGTAACGTGGCGGCATTGAAAGCGTGAGTGTAATGCTTCCCTCCCCTTCACTGAGAGAGGTCATGTAACGCTCGCTTGCCGTCGTTATCACAGACCAGACGTTCGTCCAGTCAATTTCGGCAAAATGGCGAGTAAACTCGTCAATCCCGAGTAGCTGAGGTTGTTGCTGTTGTTGTAGCTGTCTGTTTAGAATCGCTACAGAACGCGAAACAATGTCTATAACGTCCTCCTTCTTGATGACTATATTCATTTCTCCTCCTTTCTTCTGTATAAAGACCATTGTAAGAACCGCTTGCGTCCCTTTTCCACGAGTAACGGGTGCATCTCATTCCCTGCCTTGTCTCGCGTGTGATAGAAGCAGTTCTTAACACAATCCTGCATCTTCATTGATTCTTTGATGTAGTGTTTGCGCTTTAGTTGTCTGAACTGAGAGCGGTCGAAGATAATCACCTTGCCTCTAACAGTTGAAGGCATCACATAATAGCGGTTGCCGTTGTCATTGGCTGATGCCGATTCCGCCATTCTGACGGCCTTACTATAGACCATCTTCGCTTTTAATCTTTTAATTAATCTAATCATATTCAATAATTTAACGTTTTTCGTTGTCAATATTCCTACCTGGTATCTCATGTTGGAAGACTTCTTCAACATACCTTGTCTTGTCAACTATCTTTGGAAGCGGCATCTTAGAGAAGCAGATGTGCATACCAATCGCTCTTGTCATAAGCAGGTCATCGTGGCAGCCGAGAATGGCACCAAATGCGCCATTTGGTTTGCGCTCATAGCTAATCATCTCGTCGAGGCACCTGCCGTCTCGCTCAACATAGAGCTTTTCTCTCACCGCTCGCTGCAATGCACTGACGACAATTGGCTTGGTCGCCGTATTGGTGTGGAACCCATATTTTCGCGGCGCACCCTGCAATATTTCTTCTTCTGATTGGTCACGTGCATATAGATTAGGATAATAATCCTTGATGCGGTTGAGAATATAACCAGATTGGTCACCGTCCACCATTCGCTCCCTGTCATGCGTCTCTAACGTGTTGGATTCTATCACCAGTTCTGCATTGTCGTAATATCTGCTAATCTGTGCTGCCTTCCATGCGAGAATATCCATGTCTATGTGTCCGTACCACTGGGCCACAACCTCTGGTTTTCCACCCCACTGCATGGCGAACCTATCGAAGACTACGATAACCGACCAGTCCGCCTTGGAAGAACGACCACCGATGTCTACAACTGTCAAATATCTGTCAGTAACCACTGTGTTGTCCGTGAATATCTCTGGGTATTCCCATATTGCCAATCCACCCTTTTTTTCTTCGCTGAACCGCACATTATACAAAGCCTTCGCGCCTTCGTTAGCGTCAGCCACTATATCGCCGACAGCACGAGGATCCTTGCATGTGTGACGCAATTCTTCTACTTGATGGCGGTCGAAGACGATTTCTCCGCTGAAGCTGAAGGCTTCAATGTAATCAGAAGGGTATTCTGAGGCCATACGGGCATGGTCTGAATATTTTCGGCGCTCAGCTATGTACCAGTTTATGGCCTCCAATGTCGCACCCTTCTGCCATAGCCAGTAGATGTATTGGCCACACTCCTCACGTTCAGAAGATGCTTCTGTGTCGTTCCTATGCTCATACATTGAACGCGCGAAGCTCTCTCTCTCATTATCGTCTGCGAATGGCAGAACATAAAGGTCGATGTCATACCAGCATATAACGATAGCTTCAAATTGCGATTTCCCCTCAAAGGCCGCAAGGAACTCGCGGTGGAAGAAGTTTCCTACACCCTTAGCGGTTGATTCATACACTATCATTGTACGATGCTTATAGAGGACGCCAGAGCAGGCAGACTGCACAATGTCTTCTGGGCTTTTTCCATCTGTTGTCTTCCATAGACCAACCTCGGAGAGATGGATAAGGTTGTAGTCACCACCACGGCAGGAATCAGGACGCTCAGCGGTTCCGACCTTAATCTTGCAATCTCGCTGAGGAACACGTTTAATGGCTCCGCTGTGGCCGACATTAACAAATGTAGATTCATTCGCCTTGTATTGCTCTCCAAGCTTATGTAATATCCATGAAGGCAGCTGCGTTACTGCCTTATTGAACATATCAAGGATTTCATCCGATGCAATAGACTGATGAGCGATGATGAGCGAGTTTAGACCGTATTCCTGCGTTATCTGCATCCATAGCATGAACAACTGAATGAGCGTTGAACCGCCAAGCTGACGAGCCTTTAAGAGGATGATACGTATTGGCTTCTTGGCTTCATATAACTCCATGAAGCGATTGACCAATCTGCGTTGTGGGCGTGTCAAGCGAAAGAGGATGTCACGGCCTCCACCTTTCGCTTTAATATACAGGAACAAGGCCGCGAAAAAGGGGAAATCATAGCGGATTCGGTATCGAATGAATTGCTGCACAACCGTGTCACGTGCCTCTTCCGTGTTTTCCTCCTCCATCACCTCATAGAGGAAGTTCTCTATACTGCCATGCTTGACCAGCTGCTTGACGAACGGTATCTTCAGCATCCTTTTAGGAACCAACTGCACAGGAATCGGGAAGTCATCTATCTCAATCTTCTCGCGCTCGCCAAAATAGCCTTCCCCAGTTATCGGGTTAGGCTCATAATGGTAGCGCTTCATGCGCTCGTTGTCCTCTGCTATTATCCGCTCTATATCTTTCTCCATCTCCACCATTGTTTTTCAGTTATTAATAGTGAGCAGACGAAGCCAACCGCATAACAATAAAGGTGCAGTAGAGTATTCACACACGAAAATAATGCTGTCAGCGAACAATATAAGGCCACATGAGCAGCAATCACCCACCCTCTTGTTACTATCATCGAATATAGGCCAAGAGCCGCGAAGATAACCCCAGAAAAACCAAGTGTCCCTTCAATAAGGCAGGAAGGTGCCGTTACAGCGATGATGTAAGATGTCAGCAGGAACCAACGCGACATGCGGTAATAGAACGCCAATTGAAGAATGCAAAATATATTTAAAATCGCATGAATCAAGTTGGCGTGAAAAAGGGGGTAAAATAGGCGATTTAAGGCCATATTCCGAGAAATATACACGGAATCTTGGCTGATGAACGATAACACGAAAAGCGCCAACGAGACCGCCAACAAGATATTTATGTCAAGATTGCTATTTTTCATCTTTGTGCTTATAATATATTGCCTTTGCTGATGCCGATGTGAGAAAAAATGAGGATGCAGGCGTGTATATTATCTTTCGGACAATATTACACACGCCTGCATCCTCGTGCTTTCTCTTGCATTCGATGAACCGCCAGAAAAGCTCGTAGAACATTTTACGCTTCGTCTGCCTCATGTAAGACAGGTCGTCACCACGAAGCATCCGACGCATCACATAGATTGCGCGGTCTTCGCTTACCCAGTAGCGAGATGATGGCTGCTTGACGGCCTCCGCGAAGATGTCAAGGACATTGATATGCTTCACTTTTTTCATTGTCTCCCGACAGGCATGTATAACCTCTCTCGCTCTCTCGCCCTCGTATTCTATCGTACTAAACTTTTTCTTCATGCGGTAAAATGTTTTGACAATACAAAGATAATAAATTACCGTTATAAAGATAAGCGAATTTGGCAGTTAACTATAATTACTTTTGCTTAAAAGCATAATTCAAAGCACTTAAACAAGTAATTATATGGCAGATAAACAAGTTAGTACGGGTGATGGCAACGTGAAGATTCCATCGGCAGGAGAGACTACGCCTACACCAAGCAAGCGTGACGCATTCAAGAAGCGACTTTCTGAGAAATATCCCGACAAAAACTTTGATGATGAAGAGGCTATGTTCGGCCAGATTTCTGACGACTACGACAGTACGGAGAGCGAATTGAACCGCTACCGCGAAGACGAAAGAAAGTTGACGGATATGTTCAACGCTGACGAACGCAACGCAGCACTGTTTGCCGACTTCGCCAATGGTGGCGACCCTCGCCTCACGCTCATCAAATTGTATGGAAAGGATGTCGGCGATATGGCCAACGACCCAGAGAAGCAGGAAGAGGTGGCAGCGGCGAACAGAGAATATGTTGAACGTGTCGCCAAGGAAAAGAGCCTTGAAGAGGAATATAAGAAGAACCTTGACGATTCTTTGCAGGCCGCAGACGACTGGCAAAAGAAGAACAATTTGACAGACGAACAAGTAGATGAAGCCTTTCAGTTTATCGTTCAGATTGCATCAGATGCTATCGTAGGTAAGTTCACAGAAGAAAGCCTTGACCTCGCCCGTAAATCCATCACGCACGACATGGATGTGCAAGAAGCAGGAAACGCGGGGGAAATCAGAGGTCGCAACGCGAAAATAGACATGAAGTTGAAAAAAAGTAAGAATAGCGATGGTGTTCCTTCACTCGGAGGAAAGAGCCGTGGCGCGTCTAAAAGTCAGAGCAGCCCTGACCTTGGCGCACTGGATGCTATCGCCAGTCGCGGAAGCATTTGGGATTCTGACGAAAAACGAACAAAATTCAAATAAACCAAATACAATTATTAATCACATGAAACAGACTATCAGTTTTAAAGGAGCAATGAAGTTTGTTGGCTTCCTGCTTCTTAGTGTATTATGCTTTGTCTTGGGTGCAGGCGGTAATGTCATGATGGCTGCCGCCGCCGATTTGCCCGACGCAGGTAAGACCGACAGCGGCACGGCAAGCCCAGAAAAGCCTATGAATGTTGAAGGTGCCGCCACCATGCAGCACGGACGAGAGAACGGAGACCCCGATTTCTACGTTAAGGACATTGACCAGAAGATTTGCAAGATTCGTCCTATGGCAACGCCGATTGACCAAATCAGCCGACAGGCAAGCGCCCAACAGACGGATTCATTTGTTGTCAAGTACTACAGCGTAGGAACACGTCCAACTAAGACCCTTCTTAAAGAAGCGGTAGTTAAGCAGACTGGCGGCGACCGCGTATCACTCAAGGTTGAAGACCCAAATATCTTCACAATTGATGATACTATTCGCGTTTGCGGTGTTCCTGCTGTCACCAAGGAGAATGGCTCCGCTTATGATGCCAAGAAGGAAGTGGTGCCCGACCTCGTCCTTTGCGTGTGCGGAAAGGACAGCGAAGGTTATCCGCAGGTGTTTGCCGTTAATGGTGAGGTTTCAACCGAGACGAGCAACAACATTTGGCTTCCTGCCATCAACGCAAAGACCGTTCTTGTACGTATGGGTAAGTCTTGCGGTGAATTGGATGTACAGACTGGACGATTCAATAATCTGCCGACCGCAGAAGAGCAGTACTGCCAGAACTACATGATTCAGGTGGAACAGTCTACGATTGACAAGATGAGCGATAAGGAAGTTGACTGGAATTTCACCGACCTCGAAGAAGACGCTATCTACGATATGCGCGTAACCCAGGAGATGAGTATTCTTTTCGGCGACAAGAACGTTATTAAGCATGCCTCAAAGGATGGTATGGCTCGTTACTTTACCAAGGGTATTTGGTGGATGGGTTGCCCCAAGTACACCATTGGCCATTGGGACGAAAAGGAAAACGCTTGCGTTATTAGCGATGACGACTTGGTTGACTTCTCACGCGACATCTTTGTAGGTACAGGATTGAGTAACGGCCGCAAGATTATGTTCTGTGGCTCCGACCTCCTTGCTACCCTGTCAAAGGTTAAGTCAGAGAAATTCCGCCTGAAGGATTCTGTTGAGAAATGGAACTTGAAGTTTAAATCATGGGAAACCGATTTCGGCGAAATCCTCACCATTCACCACGAGTTGTTTAATCAGTGCGAGATGAAGGATTGCGGCTTTGTGCTTGACCCCGAATACCTCACAAAGAAAACCTTCCTTTCGTTCAAGCGCAACATCCTTGATTTGAAGAAGGCAGGAATCCGCAACACGGATGCAGCGGTTTTGCAGGAAATCTCCTGCTTGTACCTACGCTACCCGAAGGCACATGCACGCGTGCAGCTTGCACATAAGTAAACTTTCCGCGCCATAAGAAATAGGCTGCTTCTTATGGCTCGTTTTTAATTTTTATTGACATGAAAAAATATATTGCTCCCTGTACTATATCTCTTGACCTCACTTTTGAGGATGGAACACACAGACATGTGAACTTCGATACCTGCACAGGGCTTGGAAGTTACTTCGTCACCAATGACCCAGAAGAAATTTGGGCCTTGGAGCACCACTACCTGTATGACAAGGAGTTTTTCTTGAATCGTGTGACGGAGGATGAGAAACCGAAAGAAATACAAGAGGAAACAAAAAGCGAAGAACCCGAGGTTGTTCAAGTTGACACGATGAGCGAAGCCAAGGAATTTCTTAACGAGCGCTTCGGTGTTCCGCGTTCAAGTATGAAAACCCTTCCACAGGTATTGTCTACTGCCTACGAGCATAAGGTAATCTTTAAAGGTTTGACGGAAGACAAGGAAAAGGACAACAACGACAAACAGTAAGATATGGAGACCTGCAACATTGACGATTTGGTGAAAGAGGTACGAGTGGCGCTTGACCAGAATATGGACGGCAAGGCTCTTTCCATGCTTGGAGACACCGATACGCTGACACTTGACGAGATTATACGCTCCACAATGGTTGACGCTGCAACGGCTATTGAAGAAGGTGCGCCATTGGAGATGTTGGAAGGGTGCGATGATGCCGTCAAGGAGGGAGAAGACTACATCGTATCATGGGGAAAGGAGAAGAAAGGTAGCGCCATACAAGCAGGAAGCGTTGCCCTGCCGAGTGATTTCCTTCGCCTTGTATCGTTTAAGATGAACGACTGGGATTACGCCGTGTCAATGCCTACCGCACAGGAGACTCCTGCTTATGAACGTCTTCAAGACCAATATAGCGGCATTGGTGCGACACCAAGACACCCAGCAATTGCCATAGATGTACCAAACAACGTATTGGAGTTTTATTGCAGCGCAAAGAATGCCAAGGTCGCATCATTCAAGTATGTGCAAAAGCCAGTGGCGAAAGAAGGCAAAATTACTATATGCCCAAAGTTGAGACGCGCCATTGTGTACGCAAATGCAGCAATGTCCGCTGCCGTATTCTCTTCCGTAGACCAAATGCAGGTAATGACGGCATTGGCATACAGACATGCCCATATTCAACCATCAGAAAAACAATAGACAATGACAAGAGAAGCGTGGGGAAATATCGAAGAACAACCGTTTAGGGTTGATGTCGGCACGTCTTTCAATGTGGCCATGTCTGCCTCTGTTCCTGCACATGTATTGTGCTTCACAACAGACGGCCGTATTGTACTGAATGAAACCGTATTTGGCGGTGCCAGTGTTATCTACATCAATGGCAAGAAATATATCAGCGACATCACTTCTGGCAGTGTAACCCTCCCGATGGCAGAGAGGGGTATAGACGGCCTTATGTATGGTGCCGACAAGGTAAAGCTTGACAGCATTTTAGAAGGCGCAGAGCCTAACGTCGTTACTGCCGTTGCGTCAGACGCGCAGAGTGTTACCATAACAGACAAGGAGGAAACCCAACATATAGCCGCCGCCCGTCAGTGGGCAGACGCGACAGATACAGAGATTGCCCAAATCAAGGACAATGCTACAGCTATCGGTAATCTTATCAACGCCAACTACCTTGAATTAAAAGGAAATGTTGTCAATCTTGACAACCGCATAACATCCGAGAAAGCCTACCTTGAAAAGAAAATAGACGACAATGCCGCAAAGGTGTCGTCTATAAGAATGGAGATTTACGACGACATCAACGAGCTAAGAAAGCGCCAAGACAAAACGGAGGATGATTTCAATCTGCTGGATATGCAGGTCGGCAACCTTCAAAGCGATAGCGCCAAGTTGAAGAAACGTGTTGATGCTAACGAGTTAGCCATTTACGAGGACAGCATAAAATTCAATAAGATAGAAGAAGATTTTACGGGTATTAATATCGTGTTGGAGAAGCTTCAGTCGCAAGTGGATGAATTGCGCAAGCAAATCGGACAGGGCGGCGGTGGCGTTTCTTCAGCCGACATTGAGATGCTAAAATCTCTTCTCACCCTCAATCAAACAGACGAATAAACTCATGAGTTAAAATCAAAATAAAAAAACATGGCAAAATTCATTAAATTCAGAGAGAAAGCCTCTGTGGCGGCTTCAAAGGCTGACACAGAAGGCGCAGAAGGCCGCGTTGACGTGGTCAAGAGCGAAAATGCGCTCGTGTATGAAGCCTCTGCCGTTATCCGTGGAATCTCGGACACGCAGGCAGAGTATGTGAACCGAAAGGTTAAAGAGGAGAATGACGCGAAGGCGAAGATTTCGTTCAGCGTTTCACCTTCCGCGACTTTCGTTAAGGGTACATCAACGGCATTCACGTTGACCGTCACCTGTACATTTGCAGGTGCGAATGTTGACGCTGATGCACTGCCAACGATGACAGCAGGAGGCGCTTCCGTCACCGTTACAAAGAAGTCTACTGGCGTTTATACTGGTACGGTGAATGCAAGTTCGACTACCGTCTTTGATGTACATGCAACCGTTAAGGGCGTTGCAAGAACTGCATCAAAGACGGTTTATGCCTACAATCAGATTTTGTTTGGCGTTAGCTCGTACGAAACAGCACCTGTCAGCGATGCGGCTGAGATGGCCAAGTTCTTTGCTCAGGTCAACGGCACGAAATTGCAGAGCAATTCAAACGGCACGTATAAATTCTCTTTCACGGCAGAAAGGCCCTATGGTTATGTTCTGATTCCGTCTGATGTAACTGTTTCGCCGAACTTGGCAAATAACCTCGCAGGTCGCGAAGGGCCGCTGCCAGTCAACTTTGTAAAGCAGACTGACGAAACAGGTTCTGGTATCACTTACAAGGTGTATCGTATGGCATCAAAGATGGGCGTGAGCGTCCATAATGTTGAACTTTATTAATCTAAAGAGAAATGGCAAAAAAATACGGAGTAGCATCCGATTATATCAAATATACATCTCGTATCAAGTCAGATACGAGTGACGGTGTTGCAGTTGAAGCCTCACAGGTCGTTGACCTTGAAGAGGATAAATTGCAGAGCGACATCAACAAAGAGTTGAAGGCATCAATCGCGTCCGCAAGCGGCAACACTTACTCAAAGAGCGAAATTGACAGCAAGGACACTGCCACGCTGACCTCAGCGAAGAGTTATGCTGACACCAAGAAGACAGAGGCCGTTAATGCTGCCGCTACAGACGCAACCACAAAGGCTAACACTGCTCTCGCTTCTGCCAAGAGCTACGCGGACGAGAAGGTTTCTGCCCTTGGAAGCGTCTACACAACTAAGGGTTCATGCACTGCCGCTCAGTTGAAGGCTCTCACTTCTGCAAAGGCTGGCGATGTTTGGAATATTACCGATGCCATAACCATTGACGGCAAGGCTTATCCTGCTGGCGTGAACGTGGTATGTGTTACTGCTTTCAGTGCTGCCATTGACCCTGCTGCCACCAAGAACTGGGACGCTTTGCAGGGCTTGCAGGATTTGACGAGCTATGCCAAGAAGAGCGAAATTGAAGACACCGCCGTTGCTGATGTGAAATTCGCACAGGGGGAAGATGTTCCGCAGGATAATGGCGTCTCATTCAAGAAGACCATTACCTATGTCAACGGACGAGAGGCTACTACGGAATCGGACTTTAATCTTCTCCCTGCCACCTCCACCAAGGCTGGCGTAATGTCTGCCGCTGATAAGGTGAAACTTGATGCGGTGGATGGAAGGATTAAGGGCGTGAAGGTTTATAAAGATGAAACTGATGGTTTTATTATTCAGGATACCGAATTTGAAAATCTTAAAGCCACAATTGGTACAGATGCCCATATTGGTAATTATGTCAATATTGATACTGGTATAAATATCCAAGTAGAAGGCTACGGTGGTGCTTCTCTAAATGGTGCTCATTTTGGAACAGAAGTCCGTATTAAAGATAATGTCGGAATTAATGGGAATGTTGCTATTGGCGAAAATGTCGAAGTTTCCAATGCAAAGATAGGCACAGCAACCATTGGAACGAGCCTACAACAAATACACAATGAATTTGCAGATAAAATTGCAATTGGAAATGGAGTTCAAATTGCCCAAGGTGTAGGAATTTCGGTTGATGATTCTTGCAATTTGGTCTTTGGAAGAGAAATAGAAGGAGTTTATCAAACGAAAGAAATTAATGCTGACGACATCTCCGCTTTGGCTACTCGTGTCTCCGCTCTGGAAGACCTTTTGAAACTGGCATAGCCAACGAACATTTAGACAGGGTGTACAGATGTGCATCCTGCCTAATCCTCTCAAACAAGAAATATGAACAGAAAAATGTACAGATGTGCCATTGTTATCACGGCATACAATGTTGAAAGATATATCGAACAAAGCGTTGCAAGCGCCTTGAATCAGACAGAGAAGTGTGAGGTTATTGTCGTTGAAGATAAGTCAACAGACGGCACGCTTGACATCCTCAGAAGAATCAAGGGAATCACTCTCTTGGAGAATGAAGAGAATGTTGGCGCTGGTTTGTCGCGCAGACGAGGCATTGACTACGCAAGTGCAGATTATGTAATGACGCTTGATGGCGATGATTATATAGACCTTGATTTTGTCAAGAGACTGCTTGCAACAGCCGATGCCACGGGCGCGGATATTGTCAGCGGCGGCGTGAAAATCCTCAAAGAGGATGGCTCATGGGATGCTACGTCCTATGGAAACTGTGTTACGGAAGGCCGCGACAAGGTTGCCAAGTTTTGGGGCGAACGTATTGTGTTCATGAATAACAAGATTATCCGCAAGGAACTCTGCAACAAAGTCCCATATAGCGATAGACGCTATATCGAGGACACGCCGACAATTATTCCGATGATGTTCTTCGCTAACAAGGTGGCGTATGCCGATACTATCGGTTACACCTACCGAATGCGAAAAGAATCTCTGACGCACACGACCAATATCCTAAAGGACGTAGTGTTTAAGGGTCTTTGCTGGATTGATTTGTATGAATTCTTCAATACACACGACCAAGGTATGTTTGAGGCTGTTAACGTCAAAGGATTTATCGTCAACATCATTGGTACGCTGAATAAGATTCACGTCACGCCAGAGATGGTTGCTCCTTTTGAAAAGGAATGGCATGAGTTTACGATGCGCCTTCTGAACGTTATCGAGATTACGAATATTAATCTTGTCGGAGGGGATAATAAGAAACAAGTAAAAAATTAATTATTAACTAAGTGTGGTTAAACGGCCTTCGGGCCAAACATTCTTTGGCAATGTGCAGATGTTGTCATTTCACATTGTCAGAGAATGTTGTTATTTTATAAGGTTATGGCAACAGTAGATTGGAAAAAGCTTGAAGGTCGCATATTTAGATTTGACGTGAATACTTCGACAGCGGATGCGTTGAAGGCTACGAATCCTGCGATTATTCATTTCACGACAGAGGGAGACATCGTGATGAATGGGGAGAAATTTTGCAGCCCGAAGAAGAAGGAGTTAAAGGTGGTGAAGTTATGCACATCGTATGAGAATGCTAAATATGATGCAGTGCTGACGCAATTAAATGGAAATGAACTTCAATATTTGAATTACCCAGAAACGGCGACAGAAGAAGTTTCCTATAAATCATATATTATAGTCGCCTCCTTGATAAACGGAAAGCCTTTTTATTGGTTTTCAGATGCTTATAATTTAGGCGGGCCAGGCATCAGAATTGCATCAGAAAAAATTATCGGTGTAGACGAAAAGACTTTCAATGCAGGGTTTGATAGCTTGGCGAATGATATTGTATTTGTATTTGATTATGATACAATAGTATTAAAAAGTTTTACATACGGAAATGGCTCTGACACTGGAGACCTTAATTATGTTGGTATGTCTTATATGGTATCAGCATCCTTTATAACAGTGGCCAACAACGAAGCAGGAGGCATTAATTTTGATGTTGTTTTATACAATGATTTGAAACGTGTTTATAGCGATATATCACTCCTTCCACTCGTTACTGGTGGCTTAACATATACAGCATCCAAAGAAGCAACAGGTCTTGTAAAAATCGGAAAGGGCCTTACCACTCATTCAGAAAAGACTGATACAGGTGACTACGTCAATGATGAAAAGGTAGGATTACTGGAACTTCTTCCTGCTAAGACTGATACCTTGGGCGGCGTGAAGAAAGCCAACCTCAATTTGCAAAGTGAATACGAGTTTTTGAAGGCCGTGCCAAGCGTCACCACTCTTGACGAAGCAAAGTTTGCCATCAATCATCTACGCATTATCTGTAAAACACTCGTTGATAAACTGGAAGAGGCAGGAACGTTGAACCATTAAAACTGAAAGACATGATTAAAATTGCAACACACAACAGCTTTACAGGAGAGAAAGGTGACGGTCTTTTGTCGTTCCTTGTCTCCGCGTTTTCAAAATGCCAGTCGAAAACCTTGGTGCAACAGCACAGATGCGGCTGCCGTCTGTTTGACCTTCGCGTGAAATGGGACAAGGGCAGAGGAAGATTCGTTGCCGCACATGGGTTTTGGAAAGCTAAGAAATCACTGCTAAAACTCATGGCAGAACTAAACGGCATTGCAGCATCCTCGCCAGTCAAGACGAAGTATCTGCTTACCTATGAAGGAGAATGCGAAGAAGGCACTGAGGTGTATGACAATTTCCGAAAACTTGCCGAATGCCTCAAAGGATTCAGCAACATTCAATGCGTGCAGTTGAGCGTTAAGAAACCCGATTGGCGCGTATTGTGGTCAAGTTGTGATATGCCGTACTACACTGCTGCCTATGATGTCTTGGCCAAGGATAATTGGAAGACACTGCTTCCGATTCCTTGGATGTGGGCGAAGTTCAGACGAAAGGCAGAGTTCAGTGATGCCTATTACAGAATGGTTGATTTTCTTTAGGAGGGAAAATATGGAATCGTCATTTATTCTTAACCCGTTGGTTGCCTTGGCAGGCATCGGAGCGTACTACACCATTCCGACAGAGATAGAAGAGACGTTTTACGGTCTGCGGTGGATGGTGTTGTTTATTATCTTCATGATAATTGCAGACTTTTACTTGGGTCTGACTGAGAGCGTGAAGGTTAAAAAGGAATCGTTCAGATATAGCAGAGCAGGGCGAAGAACCGTTTGCAAATTCATCGAGTACATGATTTACATCATGACGGGAGCTTTGCTTGGAAAATCTTTCCTTGAACCTATGGGTATAGGTACATACGAGGAGGGCGGCGCGTTAGGCTCTGTATTTGCTGCCATATTTGAACTGGATAGCATAAAGGGACATGTGTGCGCCATACATAATGTAAAGTTTAATTTCTCTTTCAAACGCTTTATTGTCGCTATGATAAAGAAGAAAGATAAGGATGCAGGCGAGGCGTTTGAGGAGGCGACAAAGGAGGAGAAGTAAGATGGCAAATTACAAACAAATAATTCCCTTCATTTTATCATGGGAGGGCGGTTTTTGCAACCGAAAGAACGACAGAGGAGGCGCGACAAACAAGGGCGTGACGATAAATACGTGGCGAGGTTATTGCGCTAAGAAGGGCAAGCCTGCAACGATTGAAACCTTGAAAGCGATGACTACCAGCGAATGGGAAGAGATTTTTAAAACCATGTACTGGGATGCGCTCAAATTGGATAATGTGACAGACCAAAATGTTGCTAACATCATGGTTGATTGGGCATGGGCAAGCGGCGTGGGCACGGCGGCGCGACAATTACAGAAGCTCGTAGGCGTGAAGGTTGACGGCATCATCGGAAACAAGACGTTGGCTGCCATCAATAGCACAAGCGGCTTGCCGTTGTTTGGACGTATCAAGCAGATGCGGTTGTTATTCGTCAAGAGTATTGCTAAGAACGACAAGAGCCAGCAGGAAAATCTCAGAGGCTGGGAGCGCAGAATTAATTCAATTATGTACGACAATCTTATTTTGAACAAAAATGATTAAGTGGTTTTATAAGGTATGCAGCAGGGTAGCAGGCTTCGCTGCCTCGCTTGGCATTGATGGCCTTACACATATTATCGTAATGACTATTATCTCCAAGATGGCACTTATCTTCCTGCCAGTATGGGTGATGGTGGCGGTTATGCTGCTTGTTGCCGTTTCTAAAGAATTGCTCGACAGGTTCACAGGGCAGGGAACGTCAGAGTGGAAGGATTTCTTTTGTGATGTTGCAGGCATTTTGATTGCGATGATATGAAAAAGGCATTGTTATTCTTTATTGTTCTTCTCTCTCTTGTTTCATGTTCGCGAAAGACAACGAGCATTGAGAAGGAGTTTACGGATTCGGTGAGGATAGAGAGACGTGACACGTTGATACAACGGCAGATTCTTACGATTGCTGACACCGTGTACCTCTCCGACACCGTCTTTATTACCGAGCTAACAATGGTAACGGTTGATTCAGATGGCAAGGTTCTTCGCACCGATACGGAGCGCGAAAAGAAAATCATTTCTAACCGAAACGCAAAGCACTTTATCAATGCAAAGCAGGAGGAGCGGCAGACGAGTGTAACGGACAAGGAAGAGACGAGAAAAGAGAAGGAAAACAAGACGGTGAAGGAGAAACCGCCGATTTTGCAGCGATTCAAAGACAGCCTCTTTCAGTTCGCCTCGGTGTTGCTGATGATAATTGGCGCGTGGTATTATTTTGTTTATTCCAAGAGGAGCAGAAGCAAGAATAATCCTTAATGATTATTCAACCTTTTAATTCCTCAAAAATGAAACAATTACAGATATTATTTGATAAAGCCGTTGAAGCTACAATGAACGCAAGCGGTTTATCTTTTGAAGAGTTCACGACAAGTAGAAGTGAAAGAAGTGTGAATGCACGTGTGGTTTTCGTTGATTACCTGATTGAGAAGGGAATGAGTGAAGGCACTATCGCTGAGTTAAGCGGCATGAGCCAGCAAAGGGTAAATGCCTTGAAAAATTCACGCATCTACCGAATGAAAACTCTTATGTGTCGTATGCTGAAAGAGAGTGTAAACAAGATTTTGACGTGAAGAGATGGGGCGTGCTTATTGGTACGCCCCATTTGTATTTTAAAGATATTGAAAGCATAACACGGCGTGTTATTATTTTCGTGAAAAATCATGATTTTATGGCCGACAAATTATTTTCAATGAGCGTTGTCAGCGGAAGACGTGTCAAACCCAATGTGGAATTTGATACCGTTGAGCGTTCAAAACTAAAGGGGAATCGCCGTGGGCTTGCCATCCTCTATCAAGTGCAGGACTACTGGAACAATATGGAGACCTTCCGCAAGGAACGCGAGAGGACAAGAAGGTATGTATATGGCGACCAGCTTGGAGACTACATTCAAGTGCAAGGAAGGCTCGGATGCACCACGAAGATGCGCGAGTCGGACTATATTCGTTCACAGGGTAGCGAACCTTTACAGAACAACCACATGTGGAGCGTTATGCGCAGTATGCTCGGCGTATTTCGTTCACAAAACAAAGAGCCGTTTTGCTCTGCAAGAGACCGCGACGAGCAGGAGTTGAGCGAGACCATGAGTACTGTGCTTCAATGCGTGATGCAGAAGAACAGAATGAATGAAGTAAAGCCAAGAAGTTTTGAAGAATTTCTCATCAGCGGCTTTGTGGTGCATCGTATGTCGTATGAATGGCGCAATGAGAACAATGATTGCTGGATTGATTATGTGAATCCAAATTATTTCTTCATTGATGACGGCGTGCGAGATTTCAGAGGATGGGATGTCAACTGCATTGGTGAAATACACGATATTACCTTTGAAGAATTATGCTCTCAGTTTGCCAAGAGTAGTGATGATGCGCGATACCTTAAAGAGATATACAAGAGCGCAAGAACTCGTGAGCAGATAAGTTATTCTATGCGTCAGTTTGGTAACTTCGACCTTAAACGCCTTGACTTTCTCTTTGCCGAAGACACAAACAAGTGCAGGGTGATAGAAGTGTGGAGGAAAGAACAGAAACCGAGATTTCGATGTCACGACCTCAATACTGGAGAATATTTCAAGGTTGACGAAGCGGACTACCAAGAACTTGTCGTAAGCGTCAACGAACAACGAATCGCACAAGGTACGTCCGCTGGCATGGCAGAAGACGACATACCGCTCATAGAGGCCGAGGCGTTTTTGGATTCCTATTGGTATTATTACTTCATTACTCCGCTTGGATATATTTTGGATGAGGGCGAGACACCCTACGCTCATAAGAGTCACCCATACGTATTCAAGGCATACCCATTCATTGATGGCGTTATTAAGAGTTTTATGGGTGGATTCATAGACCAGCAGCGTTACGTGAACCGACTGATAACCCTGTTTGACTGGCTGATACGCGCCACGGCAAAGGGTGTGCTTATGATTCCTACCGATTGTCTCCCCGAAGGTGTTAGCATGAAGCGTTTTGCCAGCGAATGGCGTAAGTTTAATGGTGTTGTATTCTACAAGCCAGGAAAGAGTGGACGCATCCCCCAACAGGTGGTGAACAACTCAACCAACATTGGCATCAATGAAATACTTAGTCTGCAATTGAAGTTTTTTGAGAATGTGAGCGGCGTAACTGGAGCCATCCAAGGCAAGCAGGCCCAGTCTGGAACCAGCGGAACGCTTTATGCTCAGCAGACCAACAATGCAGCCGTATCGTTGAGTGATGTTTTTGAAAGTTTCAACAACTTCATAATAGACGGCGCGTACAAGACGGTAAAGAATATACAGCAATACTACGACAGCAAGCGCATTATCAATATTGCAGGAAGAAGGGGTGCACAAGTGGAGTACGACCCAGAAAAGATGCAGGACGTTGAGTATGACCTCAGCATTGAGGATAGTGCATCATCCCCTGTTTACCGTCAGCTCGCCAATGACTTCCTAATGGAGATTTGGCGGAGTGGTCAAATTTCTTTGGAACAGTTGCTTGAAAATGGTAACTTCCCGTTTGCCGACAGTCTCTTGCAGAGTGTAAAGAGCCAGCAGGAGCAAATCGCTAACGGGCAGCAGCCGCAGGGATTACCGCCGCAGCTTCAACAGCAGATACAGCAAGGAACAAACATGCAGGCCGTTCAGCAAGGAGCGCAGGCCCTTTATGGCTAAAGAAATGCCCCGACAGCAAAGACGTTGTCGGGGCATTTCAGCCAATGAAAAAACTAATAAATATTATGAAGAAAAATCTACTCTCCGCAAAGTTGTTTCAATTTCTGCTCAAAGGAAAGTTTTGTTTCCGTGATAGCTACATCGTAAGTGATTGCCTGGTACTTCGGCATGTGGTATTGCAGCAGTTTTTCAACAATTATAAGACGCTCGCGCGGTTTTAGCTTCATAAAGTCCTCGTGCATGAGGCCCGTGGAAGAGTAAGCATCAAGAAACTTTGCGATAGTCTCCCGACCCAATTGTGTAGCCTTATTCGGCGTACCTTTTTTTCTTCCACATTTTCTTACTGCCGTTGCCATTTCGCTTTATAAAGTTATAAACCGATAGCAAAGATACATGATTATATTTGCCTCATATATATATCTTTATAAAACAGACTACTATGGCAATAGGAACAGCTATTTCAGCAGGTGTCGGCGCAGCAAGCGCCATCTTCGGCGGCATCAAGAATGCGCGTGAAGCCCGTAAACAACGCCGTCTCCTCAAAGAGCAGGAAGCGGCAGAGAAGGCTTGGTATGACAGGGAGTATAATACCGACAATACACAGCGTGCCTCTGCACAGCGCCTTATCACGATGACGCAAGACAGCATCCGCAAACGTAATCAGGCGGCGGCAGGGCAGAGCGCCGTGATGGGCGGCACGGCGGCGGCAGTAGCGGCTGCACGCGAACAAAACAACAATGCCATCGCTCAGACCGCGAGCAATATCAACGCACAAGGCATGGCGCAACGTGACGCAATCGAACATCAGCATCTCGCCAACACGCAGAACTTCGCCAACAGACGGATACAGATGTCTCAGCAACAACAAGCTAATACCGCAGCCGCCATCCAAGGTGTCGGACAAGCCGCAGCAACGGCGGGGCTTGCTTTTGACGAGATGGCAGATGCTAAAAAGGATTTGAAACAGAAAACCGACGCAAAAGTATGAGTGCAATAAGTGACATCTTAGGAGTTAAACCAAAACAGGAGAAGCAGCCTGTCACACCGCAGGCTAATCCTCAATATCCCGTGGACTGGCAGAATGGTCAGACCTCTTCTGGAGGACAAGCGCCTTCTGCCATCCAAGGTAACACCAATCCGAACTATGGGCAGAGGCCAGCGGTTACAGAGGCATCATTGGCGAGCAATCCACCGCTTAACATTCCGCAGTCGCAGTTATATGAACCTCAGAATATGAAAACTGCCACGCAACTTTATGCGCAGAAATACGGAATACCGCAGGCAGCACAGCAGACAACGCCACAGGCGACCGCCACACCACCAACCAACATTGATGAGACGCCAGAGCAAGCCTACAATCGCGTTTTGAACGAGAAGGGCGAAGCACCCTCAGAGGCATATAAGGCGCAGGTCAACTCACTGACGGAATTAAACAACTATCTCAACGAGACATTAGACCGCCTTAAGCGCACCAAAGAGAAGGAAGAACGCGAGAACAAGCGAGCCAAACAGAGAGCTTTGTATTCAGCTATCAGTGACGGCATCCAAGCGCTTTCCAACCTTTATTTCACGACAAAGGGCGCACCTAACGCTTATAATCCCAATGCCTCTATGAGTAAGGCCAATTTGGCACGATGGGACAAGATGGTAGCGCAGCGCGAGAAGGATGCTGCAAAGTATATGGAGGTTCTTAAAGAGAAATACGGCCTTGACACGCAAGTCGTGCAGCAGGAACTTTCCTCAAAAACAGCACGAGAGAAACTTGCACAAGACGCCTTCAACCGCGTTATTGCCCAATCCGGGCTTAAAATCAAGGAACAAGATGCTGATACGCGCAAGAGAGCAGCGGAGGCAAAAGCCGAGAACGACAAACAGAGAGCAGAAGACCAAAGAAGACATAACGAGGGCATGCTCAATGTTGCCAAGCAACGTGCCGCGACAAGCGCTGCCGTCGGCGCGTCTACCATTGCGAGAAATCAGGCAGCAGCCGATAAGTATAGGAGCGAAACAAGTGCAGGCGGCACAGGCAAGCCAGATAAGCAGGGGCGCATGAACCGATATATCTACGTTCCGAGAGGGACTGGGAATGCCGAGAGGGCCAAGGAGTTCACCGTTCATGTCGTCTATGCAACCGAGGCAGAAGCTAATGCGGCAGCAAAGAAGTACAAGGGCGCTTATGTTAACTCTACATCAGAGAGGGATAGTGCTACGTATTTGGCTGGAAATACCACCCAAAAGGGAGGTTACAGATACATCCCGTCTGCCAAACAGAATAGCAGCGCGGTCTATTATAACGATAAAGGGAAGCGTATAAAGTTCGACAGGAGTAAGGGAAAATGGGTTAGCTATGGCGAACAAATTGAACAGAAGCCCAGCCAGTGGAAGAATAACAGAAAGAAACCATCATAAATAAGGATTATGGAAAATAAAGCAGAAGACAAAAAACCAGTAGTTGACAAATATACAGACTACCTTTATGGCGTATTGAAAGACAATAATGCCTATGATGGTGATTACAACAAGTTTTACAACGAGTTTTATCAGCCAGGCATAAAGGGTTATACCTATCGCAAGGAATTATACGACACCATGACATCCCACGGCATAGACCTTGGTGCATCCTATGAGGACTTTGCCAATTGGATAGGTCTTCACGCCATAGACCCGCAGACACAACAAACGCCTATGGGTGCGGATTCTATATCCAAGGATATGAAGCCCGTGGAAGTCACGCCAACAAAAAAGCCAGAAGCTAAGAAAGAAGAAAAGCCAGAGGTGAGCGCTGAGGCAGTCAGCGAAAATCAACACCCTACCGACACTCTTCAAGATTTCAATCCGAATGTAAGTCGCATGAGGAATGCAGGCACGGACTATTATCTACAGGCCGCAGAAGAAATATCGAACAACGCTTACTCAAAATCCCTTGAAGAACTCGCAAATCAGGCAGCAAAAGACCTAAAGAAGAAGGCTTATCAGAAGCCAAAAGAGGATTCTTATGTACGCTTGAATCAGACAGCACGATATATCCCTATACGCTCATTGCCAAAAGATGCAGACTTGGATTCGGTGTTTAAGGCTGCACTTAATTTTGAGCAGATGTGCGGAGGAACAAAGGAATACACCTTTGCGCCGCTTGGTGGTGATGTGCAAGAGAGGTTTGAAAAATGGAAAGCCCTTAATGCGACCGCTGATAATAACTTTACACAGGAGACAGCAAGTATGTCTCCTAATGCGGTTTATCTTCAAGCGAGAAATCTTCAAGCATTAGGCAAGGAGAGACCTGCATGGATTTCTGAATTAAGATGGAACGAAGCCTCAGACCCTAAAAACAATATAGACTACCAAGAGGTAGCCGCAAAACTGGTGCAGGAAGACCAGCAGAGAAGACTGAAACGTTCCGATGGTGCATACCAAAACAATGTGTCATTAAATGGGATGTATCATGCAAATTATACAGCCTCAATGGCAAGTGATATTTATAATACTGGCACCATCAACACGCTATTTGTGTTATTTCAAGACGGCCGTATCAGACCGCTTCAAGCGCCAGACCCGAGCGTATTAAGGGGAGGATGGGAAGCGCAGCGCGAGCTATTCAGACGGCAATACGAAAAGATGACCTTCGGCGAAGAAGGAAAGGAAGGCTATACAGACCCCTACGAGAAAAACAGAGTGGTCGGCAACTTCCTTCAAAACGGGGAAGTCTGCCATATTATCTATTTTCCGTACATGATTGAGCAGCGCAGATGGGATGATGCGCAGGAACTTATTAAAATAGGTTTAGGAGGAAAATTCAACGAAGAGGGGGTGCTGTTAAACCCTGATGACAGATTGCAAATAGTGCCTGTTGTCGTTAAGAATGGAGAAAGCGAAGAGGATGCCATAGCAAAAGCCAAGGTGGAGTTGGATAACGAAATCTCAAAAAAACTTCCATACAAGGAGACGTATTTGCAACAGCAGATTGCGCAGGCCAGAGAAGCGCTAAAGAAAGAGCAGGAGCGGCTTAAGCAATTTGGAGACCATGATTATGTCAAGGAGTCTTATATGGCAGGAGCGATTAACCCGAGAAGTTTAGCAATCAAGCTAATGGCCAACACTGAAGAAGGCGCAAAAATTAGCGATGAGGTTGCACTCGCAAGGGGTAATATAAGAAAATTAGAAGAATCCATTAAGAAATACACACAGGCGTTAGAAGCCTTACGCACAGGAGACAAAGTAGGATTCTGGGGTGGTTTTCTTGAAGGTATCTCCGATTTGGATAACTGGACTTTCGGTCTTTATAATTTGCGTGAAAACCTTGTTGCAGTGAAAGCGCACGAAGGGAAAATGGGTCAGGAAGCCAAAGACCGCTTAGGGCTTGCACGTTCGCTCAGTCAAGAGTCAATGTCGGCATTTCATAGACACGGGGAAGGCCGTCTTTATGGCCCAGCATTCGGTGCTGGATATTCGTTCCCCTTCACCATTGGTGCGATAGCGACCTATGGCGCAGGAAATGTTGCCGCAAGAGGTATTATCAGGGGTGGAAGCAGAATGGCCGCGAAATACGGCACGAACTGGCTCTTTGATACCACCATCCGAGCAACAACGCGACTGGCAGCTATCAATGCCGCTGGTGTGATTGATAGCTCATTTCAGATGCCGCGCATCATCTCTGATGCTGCAATTGAGAAGATGGGCTTGATGAATTACACGTTTGATGAAAATCAACGTATTGTCGTAACGGGCACACAGCAAGAAAAGAGCTGGGGGCACTCCTTGTTACACTCAGGATTAAACACGCTCGTACAAAACGTCTCAGAGCGTGTTGGTACTTACGTATTGGAGCCTGTGGCCAAGGCTTTTGGCATCGGGAAGATTAGCCTCCGCAGTTTTGGCGAAGCCTTGCCGTATAACAAAACAATCCACATGATACAAAACGGCGCTTTTGCCAAGGCTATGTCAAAGGTGTATGGCACATTTGAAAAAGGTGGCTATGATGGATTTGTAAATGAGGTATTGGAAGAATATATCGCCAATCCGATGACGGCTACCTTCGATGAAAATTATACCTTTGCAGACATCTTTGATAGCAGACAAAATCTTGACACGGCATTGAGTGTCTGGGCCTCCTCAATCTTTATGCTTGGTTTCTCCTCCACTGCAAGTTCTGTCAAATATTACAGAACGCTCCGCTCTGTCAATAGCGCTTATGATAAAGCAGAAGCCAACGCAAGACGTTTATTTGGCAACGAGAACTGGGACAAGATTCAAAACACAATCCTCAGACTGGAGGGTGAGCCATTGGTGAACGCTATATATGCAGGCGTATGCCAGAATAAATCTCTCTCAGACGAACAAAAGAAGGCGTTCCTTAATTACGTGAGAGCACAGAAGGCACAAGCCGTATTTAATAATGCTGTTAGCGAAAAGTATTCCTTCTCACTCACGGGCGAGGAGTTGAACGAAATGAACGCCATGACCATTCATGCTTACGCAGAAGGTCGCAACATGCAGACACCGCAGGAATATGCACAGGCACAACAGGCATTTGCTGACACGCGAGAAATGGCTATGTCAGCACTTGGCGTTACTGATGATATAGACGCATACCTCGATACACTGGGCGAGACCCCTGCCGAGCAGTTGAAAAAAGGTGTGGAAGCTGCAAAGGAAAACGGGCTTGACGAAAAGGCCGCAAACGCTGCATTGTCTGCCTACCTGAATGCCCGTGAGCAGCAGAAGGGCGCGATGGATGGCATCACCTCTGACGAAAGCATACGCAGACAGCACGCAGACAGCGTAATCAGACAGATAACCTTTGAGAACGAAGCAGACAGCGAAGGAGGCTCTGGAAAGGTTATTCTGGTGAACGTGAAAGGAAGGGAGAAGCCAGTGTTCCTTGTTCGTGGAAGATACGAAAACGGAAGCATTACAGGTGAAACGGTTGTTGTCAGTGAAGGTAACGGTGTTATTGAAATGATTCCTGCATCCGAAGTGGAAGGTATTGTTGAAGAATCCGATGCTATGACCGAGCGTCAACGGAAGTACGATAAGATTGATGCTGAAAATAAGGAACAGCAGAGACTTATCAATCTAAACATGGACACTCCGCTGGCAGGTCAAGGCGGTATTCTGATGGACGAAGAGGGACATAGACGGCAAGTTGGTATTAAATGTGTTTTCAATGACGAACAAGGGAATCCTGCAAGCGTCTTAGTCGTTGACCAAAACAACAATGACTATCTTATCCCTATTGATGTATTCCGAGAGCAACGCGGCCGCGGACGTAAGTTTGAGGCTATTGAGCCGTATTTGGATGAGACAGACGAAGAATACCATGCGGCAGAAGGGCCGATGAATGAGGAGTACAACTTGGCCAACAAGGAGCAAGAGGGCGTATCGGAAGAAGACGCACAGGGAGCGGCAGAGGGTGTCACACCTCAGTCAGCTACGGATGCTACTGAGAAGCCAACGAAACCAGAAGTCAAATACGATTACCATGTCAAGATGAAAGACGGCAGCGGAAATGCCGTCAGTGGACGTGTCACCAATCTGTCAGCAGACGGCGTGGAAATTGAGTTTGACGCGCCATATAATGGGAAAATGGTAGACCGCATCCCTCTTGCGGACTTCGATAGCGGCGTTTCCGAGATTGCTGATGCAAACGGCAATGTGCTTTGGAATGAAACAGAGGTGGTGGGCGACACGGAAGTCGCGCCACAGGTGGATGCTGCACCTACGCAGGCAGGGCAGGAAGACGCAGAAAAACCTGCTATTGCCCAAGCAGAGCAGGATGAAGCGCATAAGCCTACGGCCTTGGAGCGCATTCCACGTAACGAAAATGGCGAACCTGTATTTGAGCAGGCGGAAAATCCAGAAGCGGCATGGGATGCTCTCGTAGAATTTAGTGATGGCAATGCAGCTACAGCCAAAGAGATTGCCGATGCAATGACCGAGGAGAAACGCAAAGCATTGGAGAAAGCGCAGAAACTCAAACTGAAAGGCAAGACACCAGCGGAGTTGCTTGCGTCAAAGCAGGCTAATGCCGCTGAACTTGTCAAAGCTGAGAGCGAATACAACCATTGGCAACGAATGGCAAATGTAGAACAGAACCGTCAGAATGCAATCCGTGCCCAGCAGGAAGCCGAGGCACGCCAACGTGCTACCGAACGCGCAGAAGCAGAAAGGGCGGAACGAGAAGCCCGTGAAGAGGCAGAACGCCGTGAGCGTGACGCATTGGAGGGTATTCCCGAATGGCACATGGATACACCCGAAAACGCAAGAAAGCGTGGCGCACGCCGCTATGGTGGTCAGATATTCACTCGTCAAGAGCCTGTGAATGGTGTCGTAGGCAAGGAGGTGGAAGTGAAATTTTCACAGAAAGACCTCCCCAAAGGTCATGTTGTGGTTATGGAAGCCGAGCAGTTGCAGCCTTCACATATCCAGGGAAAGCGCAACCCAATGTTCTTCATCGAGGAAGCGCAGCCCAAAAACCGTGCAGAAGATGTTTCACAGACCGCAGCAAGGAATATTGCTGAAAATATCCGTCCGCAGGAAATCACAAGCAGTACAACCGCATATACAGGAGCACCAACCATCAATACTCGTGGTGAGGTTATTCAAGGCAACAACCGCTCTGACGCACTCCGTTACCTTTGGCAGAACAATTTGCCAAAGCAACAGCAGGCATATAAGCAATACTTGCTTGACCAAGCGGAACAATTAGGACTTGATTCAAATGCAATCAACGCCATGCAGCACCCTGTACTTGTCAATCAACTTGACGTGGACGATGCCGAGGCTATCCGCTTAGGACAAATGACTGCACAGGACACTGAGAGCGGTGGTGTAGAGCGCATCAAGCCAAAGAACGTAGCACAGAAACTTGGTGACAATATGCGCACGTTTGCCAATCGCTTGCTCAGTAGCAGCGATAATGATGCCACCTTCGGTCAGCTTGTAGACCGAAATGGTGAGGATGTGCTGAATTGGATGAACCAAATTGGCGCAATCAGCAACACTCAGTATCAATCGGCATTCGACAGTAAAGGCAAACTAACACCAGAAGCCAAGAACGACTTGCAGAAAGTCCTGTATCAAGCCGTGTTCAAGGGAGGCTCGCAGCAGTTGGAAGAAATGTTTGACCGTCTACCAGCCAAGGCTCAGCGTGCAATCCTCTCAACTGCATTCCGTGACATGGACTCACCATTTGCAGGAAAGATGTTGTCAGAGATACAATCGTCTATCATCGCTTACAATGCGCTGATGCAGGACGAAGGCTTCGCTTCTGCAAAGAACATGGAGGAAGTTTTGAGGGCTATTGAAATATTCAAGCATCAAACTGCACTTGATGATAGGTTTGAGCAGTACATGCCAGCGGATAATTTCAGTAACTTTGCACTGCATCTTGCTGGCTTGTACAAGGCAAGCGATATGTCGCAGACGACCATTGCGTCTTACTTCAACGAGATGTACGACCTTGCACAAGGGAAGAAAGCCGCCACTCTGTTTGAGGAGGCAGATACAACCGAGTATCCTCTTGCCGAGGTCATTAAAAAAGTTTTAGGAATTGATTATAAACCAGCAAAGAATGGAAACAACAATGTCGCAAATGGAGGTGCTGATGTGGCTCTCCGTAATCAAGAAAGCCAAGGAAGGCAACCCCGAAGCAATAAACCATCTGCAAGCGGAGAACAAAATCAGACAGGAACAGAATCGTCCGAGCGTGGAGAAGGAGTTGGAGTATCTGACAATGAGCAAGGAAGACAAGTAGATATTGAAGTCAATGCGCCACGGAAAGGTGATTTGGCAGAGGCCCAAGAAAATAGACTGAAAAATTCCACCCAAGCCGCTGTAGAATCCGCGTCAGCCGAAGTAGAAACCTCCCCAACCGAAGCCCAGAAGAAGGCAGGCAACTACAAAATGGGCCACGTGAAGGTTGGCGCGTTTGACGTTACCATCGAAAACCCAAAGGGAAGCGAGCGCAGCGGTACGGATGCCAACGGCAAGAAGTGGAGCGTGAAGATGAACAATACCTACGGCTATATCCGTGGCACGGAGGGCGTGGACGGTGACCATATAGACGTGTTCCTTGCAGAAGACATGGATAAGTGGGACGGCAAATATGCGTTTGTGGTTGACCAGTACAACCCCGACGGCACGTTTGACGAACACAAGGTGATGCTTGGCTTCAACAGTATGGAAGAGGCACGGAGCGCCTATCTTTCCAACTATGAAAAGGGTTGGGAGAATGGGCGCAGAATTGTCGTGGCCAGAATTAAGACGGACGATTTTCAGAAGTGGGTGGATAGCAGTCACAGGAAGACCAAACCGTTTGCGCATTACGTGATAGCAGGAGCGGCAGATGTTTCCGACAACGAAAAGAAACCTTCTGCATCCAAGAAAGGAAAGCCCCGAGTTTCCAAAGAGGACGAAGTAAAGCACACCGTCGAGCATTTTCCGATGGAGACCCCAGAGGAAGCCGCTGCCTTTGATAAGCGCATCCCAGAAATGGAAGATTCGGAATTGCTTGCGTATATGCAAGAGGATGGTAAGGGCGACGCGAACAAAGCTTACCACATGAATATCTATGATGAATATGATTATCGGCATACCGACGAACAAACGGAGGCATACGATATTTATATTCAGCAGCTGCATGATAGCAATACCACGCTGGAGCAGGCAGAAGAAATGCTTGGCAATATCTTGGGCGATGTTGAACGATTTGCTACGGACGAACGTTCTCAATTGATTGGTCAGTCTGATGCACTTCAAGATTATATTACGGAATTGGAGCGGCAGAAGGAAGATAAAAGAGCCGAGGCTGAAAATAGCGCTGAGAATACTGATGCAAATCATGTAGAAGAGGCAGATGTTGAAGAAAATAAATCAGCGGAGCCAGTCGAAGCAGATAAGTCAAAGCAGTATGGCGAATATCAAGAAGTTTATGATAACTTTGTCAGTGATGTAGAAAATCGCGGAATGATACCTGATTTAAGAGCTATAAAGAACAAAATCAGAGATACCAAACGCAGACTTACTGTTCTGAGAAACGGTGCGGCTACATCCATTCAGAGTGACGAAGACTTAAAACGCTTTGAGACGGCAGAGAAAAAGCTGACAGATTTGCTGCATGTCTACGAAGCTATGCGCGACTACACAGAGGCCAGAATAAAGAAAGCAGAGGCGGCAGCGCAGCGTAAACCTTGGAGCGAGAAGAACGCACAAGAACGCATGGATGAAGCGAGCAAGAATCCTCTGACGGAAGAAGAAATACAAAACGCCCCAACCGATGAAGTGAACAAGGCAAACGCCTTGGATTATCTAAGCGGAAATCATGGGCTTATACAAAGTATATCCTATTTAAAAGTTTACGAAGATGTTAGGAATCCCAATGGAAGTGCTGCATCAGATAGCGGCACAAAAGACAAAACACAGCTGGCTGGCAGAAGTAATTCAGCAAGTGAAGGACGAGACACAGGAGAAAAATCTGGAGGAACAGCTGGCAGAGTGGATAATGGAGGAAGCAGAGAAAATGTTTCCGAACAATCCGATGGTGGAAAGAGTGGTGAGAGAAGCACTCGTGATAACGCTGGAGAGGGAAGCAATACAGGCATTTCTACAGAAGAACAACCAGTGGGCAGACGTGATGCCAACAGTGGAAAGCCCAGAAGAGGGGGCACGAGTGGGCGCACGCGAAGCGATGGCGGACGAAGCGGACGAGGAGAAAGCGGCAATCCTGCTACGGAAAATGGAACACGGAGAGCTGCATCCGAATCTGTAAAAGATGAGAGCGCAGACGACTTCCTTAACCAGGCATTAGGTGAGTTTAAGGATGTCTTGGATGATTTTATCAAGGCAGGACGTGGAGAACTCAGCATCAGCCTTGTTGGCCTCAATTCAAAACAAATGGAGATATTGCCCCGCTTGATACAAGTAGGGGCTAAGGTGGGCTATGCCTATATACGAAAAGGCGTGCATGGTTTTACCGAATGGGCAAACCACGTAAAGGAAGCCATAGGAAAATACCTCCGCGATGCCAATCTTTCAGATGATGAGATAGATGCCTTCATTAAGGAAATGTGGAAATCCAAGATACCGTTTGACGGTCAGATACATACACTTGAAGAATGGGCTTCTATCTATAGCAAGAAGGATTTGCGCAATAAGGTAAGAACTACAATAGAAAAAAAGCGCGAGGCACAGAGACAGGCTGAAAGTATATCAGTGAAGACGGGTGACATAAACAACATCCGCGAAACCCTGCCCTTCCTGCTTCCTCAGCAGCAAGAAGATGTACTGAGAGCCGAAACGCAGTTCTTTGACGAAACCCATCAGGATAGAGAGCACGCCAACGGTAAGGGTTACATGTTTACCAATGGCACGGGAACAGGAAAAACCTATACTGGTCTCGGTATTGTCAAGCGCTTTGTCAAGCAGGGAAAGAAACGTATTTTAATCCTCACGCCGTCACAACCCAAAGTGCGCGACTGGATTAATGACGGAAAGAATCTCGGCCTTGGAATAAAAAGTCTTGACGATTGGGCAAAGGAACGCGGAACGACTGCCACGACAGAGGCAGGAGAAGGCACTATCATTACTACTTACGCCAATTTTAGACAGAATGAAGAACTTCTAAACGGCACGTTCGACCTCATCGTATATGATGAAAGCCATCGTCTGATGGAAAACAAGAATGCTGCAAACACCATAGGGACAAACCAGCATCACATGATAGCCAATCGGGATATTTTGCAAGCCACCGTGAGACTTCGGAAGATTAATCCGATTTACCAGAAACTCAATAAGGTACACGAAGAGTTTATGGCAAAACGCGAAAATCTCGTCAGCCAAGGACTTATCCCGTACTCCTTCAATGTGGATAACTGGAACGAAGAGGATGCCGAACGCTTTCCTGATTTAGCGAAACTTCGTAAGCGTTATTTGGAACTCAGGGATGTTATTGTTAAGGAGGTTGACCCACAGATAGAAGAGCAGGCCAAAAAGGATGCTGCACACACAAAGGTTGTATTCCTCAGCGCTACCCCTTTCAATACCCGTGAAAACATTGATTACGCACAGGGGTATATATTCTCTTACCCAGACAAGGAACAGGCAAGAGGGTATAGTGTTGCGTCACCCCAGACCATCTTCTTTGAAGAGCATTTCGGTGCGGCATATAAGTGGCGCTATGGACGTTTGGAGCATTCAGAAAGAAATGCGGAAGCCATAGCCCAGCAAGAACGCGAGTTTAGTGATTGGCTACAACACACCCTATGCACCATGAGCGGAAGAATCATTGACTCTGAATATGATTATTCGCGCGATTTTCCTGTTGTCTCCGTAGAACATGCCGAAGAAATTAACAACGCTGCCGAGGAGATTCTAAGGGATAAATATTTCAATATGGCCTACCATAAGGTGTTCGGTAATTACAATTACGCGGGAGCTTTGTTTGAAACGCTTAAGGTGGCAACGCTTATTCCACGCATCAAACAACATCTTGAAGCAGGAAGAAAAGTCGTGATATTCCACCGTCGCGTAGAAAGCAAGACCCCTCTTATTCCGCCTTTCGCCGCCATGCTCTCAGCCTGCCACGCCATTATTGATGAAATGAAAATGAAGAACAAGCCGAAAGAGGAGATTGATGCAGCTCGCCATCGTCTTGAAGAACTTAAGGAAAAGTGGCGCGGCCTCTTGAAGTGGGAATCAATGCTTGATTACAGTATGCCGAGAGAGCAGATTGCAAAGGCTTTCGGCGCAGACAACGTGCTTTATTTCTCTGGTCAGGAATCCACCAAGGCAAAGAACCAAGCCGTTGATAGTTTTAATAACGACGAGAGCGGTAAGAATATTATCGTTATTCAGGAGGCGAGCGGCAAGGAAGGCATTTCTCTTCACGATACGACAGGAAAACATCAGCGTGTTTTGATTACCCTTGCTCTTCCGCAAAGCCCGATTACCGCTCTGCAGATAGAGGGACGTATCTATCGCATCGGCAACCGCAGTAATGCTATATTTGAATACCCCTTGCTTGGCTTGAACTCCGAAATAATACTCTTCGGGCAGAAATTCAACGGCCAGATTGGAACAACGGAAAATCTTGCACTTGGCTCACAGGCTCGCAATCTTCGTGAAAGCTTTGCTCGCAGTGTAGAGGAGAGCGGGAAGGATGTCCCTATTGAAGAACAGGGCTTTGGCGGAAAAGAGGCAGACGCAGCAGAAAGAGACGAGACCTCGCCATTTGACCGCGCCGTGCTTGACTATTACGGCAATCAGAAGTTGAAAGGAAAAAGAGACAGCCGCGAGGGGGTTGACTATTATCCAACCCCAGAACCGCTTGGATTCAAAATGGTGGAATGGGGAAATCTCAACGACGGGGAAACTGCACTTGAGCCAAGCGCAGGGCATGGAGCTATTGCCCGCTACGTGCCGTCTGCAAATCCGTTGACCGCGATAGAACCATCACAAAACCTCTTTGCTAAACTGCAATTAAAGGCAGGAGGTAGCGGACGCAAATTCGTCAACACGATATTTGAAGGCTACAATGTTGTAAACAAACATGATGTTATATTTATGAATCCTCCTTTTGGGACGGGTGGACGTTTGGCCGTTGACCATGTGGCTAAGGCTTTCACGCATCTTACAGAAGGAGGCCGCATTGTGGCCATTATCCCGAGAGGTTCAACAGACAAGAAATTTGATAAGTGGACTGACGAACAGGAAAATGCCGTTGTCACAGGTGAAATCATGCTGCCAGATATTACCTTCCAACAGGCAGGCACATCCGTTATGGCTCGCGTTTTGGTCATTGATAAGGTAACAAATCAAAGTCTTCGCAGTGAAGCAGAAAGCAAATATCGCAGAATAGACCTCAGTCGTAGAAAATACGACAAGATAGAAGATTTCTTTGAGGATATTCGCGATATTCAGATGCCAAGCCGAACCATTGACGAAAAGGCGCGTATGCTGAAACGTGCCGCACCCGCTTTGCGCGATATAAAGGAATTGAAAGGCGTGGTGGACGTACAAGCCCAAGATGATGGTATAGACATCAGAACAAAAGGCAGCGCAATGGGCTTTTATCTTGACCTTACTGTTAGCGACTTTAGTTTGCAGCAGCAATTGCGAACCAAATATCAGAGGTATGCGCAAGAAATTGAATGGAACGAACACCGTCATAACGAAAAGGCTGTAGAGATTTACAAAGCCTACAACGATTTGGTGTGTCGTTTGCTTGGAAAGACGGCAGAGGAAGTTGAATCTGACATAACCAGGGAGAAAATGGGATTAGAACAGCCTCATGAAGAACAAGGGGTTGCTATCAATGTTGCACCCCAAGCAGAGGAAAGCCCTTCGTCTGAGCAAAACGAAAGCACAACGGAGTCATCGCCTTACCACTATGAATTGAAGCACCACACAAAGACTGGCGCGGAGATGTTCATGGCTATGCCAAACGAAAAAAGCGGATTAAGCAGTGAAGAGTATTCTTCTATGCTGGCAAAAGCAAAGAAGCATGGTGGGTATTGGAATCGCTTCATGAAGGGCTTCGCGTTCCCGAGTGAAAAGAGCGCGAAAGATTTTCTTGCCGAGACGGGGAATACGGAACCACAGGCAGACGAGCGTTATCAAAAGGCTGGCACACCTCTTACACCCAATAGCGCTGAGGTGGCTTTGCGTGATGCTATCGCTGACCTTATGAGAAAGAGCGGGCTTGAAGTTCTTGACTCAAAGGAGGGACAGCAGGTGCTGGATGAGGCGAATAGGGACGAATTAAGAATGTCTCTTAATGACAATCGTGAGTATGAAGGGAAGTCGTCCAAGGAGCGCTCCGATATACAATACAAAAAAGCCAAGGAGCTACTTAGTGCTTTGCACGAAGCAGGATTTAAAGGCTTTGAAATTAGTCGTAGTATTACTCCCTTTGGTGTGTCCACCTACATACAAGGAGACCTCGGGCTGAAATTCCGTATTAGCGACCATGGTGTTTCATCTTTTGGTAGAATCTTCGGGGAAGAACATATTAGCCTTAATACTTCATCTGAGTATGTGGTTCAACTTGCTAAGGACAGGAAAAAAGATATTAACGCACAGGCTGAAAAATACAAGAAAGAACGTGCTATAAAGGAAGAAAGAGAAAAGAGAGCTAATGAGAAGTGGAATCGTATAAAGGCGAATTTTGAAGGCATGGTCTTCAAAAGAAATGACCGAACTTACCAGGATTATGACACGTTCTCTAACTCTATTTCAACGAATAGGCAGAATGGGCATAAATACCAACGTAGATATGTAATGCAGACTGCAATCGGAAAGAGTGGCGCAGACACCGCCTATCGTTATGAGTGGGCAGAGCCTGCTGATATTGATGAGTATGGTGTGGCTACAAATATCGGTTCCGATAGGCCATCATTAGAATTTATTGAAGCGTATGATGAATCAGATACCGCACCAATAATTCGTGAGCATCGCGTCTACCACGGCAGCGGTGCCGATTTTGACCACTTTGACCATTCTCACATGGGCGAAGGTGAAGGTGCGCAGGTTTATGGTTGGGGCACTTATGTAACTGAGGTGAAGGGTATTGGCGAAGGGTATGCGATACGTTCAATGAACGGGTCATCAATGAGCCATGATGAGTTGTCTTTGAAACGTAGTGAACTTGAATACTATATCGCTTCTGCTAAGGAGAAGCTGCCCTTCCTTAAGGGAGAATACAAGGCAGAAGTGGAAGCTCAAATCTCGGAATGGGAGGAACAATTAAAGGATTATGAAGAACATAATTACCTTTACACCGTAGAAATCCCCGATGATAACGGCAGCAACTATCTGGATTGGGATAAGAATACTGGAGTTGACTTAGTAAACCGCATACGTGAAACGCTTCGCAAGAATGCGGATTTAAAGGAGCTATATGACGGTTCGGAACTGAATGCCGAATTGGAACATCTCGCCCCTAAAATACCGTTCTCGGAGACATACATATTTCTTTACGAGCTATTGGGTAGCGACAAGGCTGCATCACAGATGCTGCATGATATGGGCTTTACTGGCATCAAATATCCTGCTGACTATAGACAAGGCGGTCGTGCTGATGGTGCAAAGAACTACGTTATCTTCAATGAGGAAGATGCGAAAATTACAGACCGCATCCGCTTCTTCCGCACATCCAATGGCGAGGCTTACGGATTTACAGTCGGCGGCAAAATCTATATAGACCCAAGAATCGCGACAGCCGAAACGCCTATCCATGAGTATGCCCACCTATGGGCCACCGCCATGCGCGAAGGCAATCCTACGGAGTGGAAGAATATTGTCGGATTGATGAAGGGCACATCCGTATGGGCTGAGGTGCAGAAATTGTACCCAGAACTTAAGAACGATGACGATATTGCCGACGAAGTGCTTGCAACGTTCTCTGGTCGCAGGGGAGCGGAGCGATTGCGTGCTGAGCAGCAAAAGATTATGCAGGGCGACGGCAGTGTGTTTGAAAAAGCTGCCGCTGTCGGTGCGCTTGCCCGTGTGAAGCAGGCTTTGAGTAAGTTCTGGAAAGGTGTTGCCGATTTCTTGGGCATCCATTATACGAGCGCCGAGGAGGTTGCCGACCGCGTGATGAAGGATTTGCTGGAAGGGGTTGACCCACGGAAGTTTGGAGTGAGCGGTGTTTTGAGAGAATCCATTAGATTACCCAAAACCGAGTATGCAAAGGTTGCTCATGCTATTGCCACGAATAATGGTTTTAAAAAGGCGGGCATGAATTACGTGTTTACGGATAATAATTACTACATTTACACGGGCAAAAAGAATGGGGATTTCTCCGTTCATTACGGATTTCCCATTGAAGGTAACGAAAATGTAATTGAAAAGCTAAGCAAAGGTATTGACAATGGAACTATCAGAAACACAAGAAGTCTGCATTCAGTTGTTGAAGGAATGCGGGGCAAACAAAACGATGATTATAGCCATAATGCTGATGTTGAAAGACGATATAAGGGCTCAAAGAGGGCTGGCGATATGGCTCTACGACAACCGACCGACAGCAGAGGAAGTGTCGGAGATTTGGGTACGGAATTACATAAGGGCGCATCCGCAGAATATACAGATAGAGGGACAGGACGAGAAGCTGGACGAGTAGACGATAACCTATACCGCCAAGGCGAAGACACCCCGCACACCGCCACCTCTTCCGAATCCAAGACCCAAGCCGCGCAGAAAGCCACCGAGAACCTCAACCTTGGCGGCCGAGTAGTCGTGCATGAAAGCGCCGAAGGACTTGAAGGAAAAGAGGCCACGGCAAAGGGATGGTATGATACCAGAACAGGGCAAATCCACGTGGTATTGTCGAACAATGCAGACGCAGCAGACGTGACGCAGACCATCCTGCATGAAGCCGTAGCCCATCATGGACTGAGAGAGTTATTTGGCCATAACGTGATGGATGCTTTTCTTGACAGCGTTCTTGCGGCAGCTTCGCAGGAAGTGAAAGACGCTATCAACGAATTGCGTCGCGGAAAAGGATGGAATTTCCGTACCGCCACAGAAGAATATCTCGCAGGGCTTGCAGAGCGCACGGACTTTGAGCGTATGACGGCAGAGGAACGCGGCTTGTTTGCCACCCTCCGAAGACTGTTTAATCGTGCGCTGGAGTTCTTGGGCCTGAAAAACCATGAGTTGAGCGATAGGGAACTTGCTTATATACTATGGTGTAGCTATCAGAATTTGAAGACAGGCGAAAAGGGACGCTATGTAGCCGAAGCGGAGCGTATTGCCATGCGTTATAAGTTGAAGGCTGGGAAGAATGCGATGACCGACACGGAGAAGAAGGAGCACTCCGTTTTGCTCCGTGGAAAACTGGATAATTTGCAGGAAATCCTTGCCAAGGATACCTATGAAAGACTTGTGACGAGCGGTTCGCACCTTGAACGTACCGCGTGGGTTGACATGCTTTCTCCTCTTCAGGACTTACAACACGCCATAGAGAAAAACGGCGGCTTTAAGCTTGGAGACTTTGAAAATCCATATAACGCTTATATCACTATGAGCAGTCGCAATTATGCGCAGATGGATATTTACAAGAGGACGCTTTATGCAGATATGATAGAGGCCATTCATGCGCTTGGCAGCGAGACAGGCCGTTCATACGAAGAAATAAAGACGTATGTGATGGCCAAACACGGCATGGAGCGTCAAAAGTATATGGCAGGAAAGGCCGCAGAAGAGGCTTATGACAGATATAAATCCATGCACCCATTCGGACAGAAGACGCTTGACGACTTCATTGATGAATATGAAGAGAAGAGCTTTGCAGGATTGACAGAGTTATTCGGAACGCAGAGCGTTTCTGAGGCTATGGATGAAGCGCAAAAATATGTAGAGGAAGTGGAGGCCGAGGCTGGCAGTCTGACGGATAGCATGTGGGACAGCATTCGTGCTGCTACAAAGTCTTCCCTTCAAAGAGCGTATGAGGCAGGACTGATAAGTAAGGAGACATACGACAATGTAAGCAGTATGTATCAGTACTACATTCCACTCAGAGGCTTTGACGAGACAACGAGTGACGAGGTGTACGAATATTTTGGCGACCAAACAATCAATGGAGGCACGGGTAGCTTCATGAAGAAAGCCAAGGGACGTAAGAGTGTTGCAGATGACCCGTTTGCAGTTATCGGCAATATGGCAGAAATGGCCATCATGCAGTCTAACCGCAATCTCATGAAACAGCAATTGCTAAACCTCGCCTTAAACCACCCATCCGACCTTATCAGCGTCAGTGACCTCTACGTGAAATTTGATGAAGACTACGACAACGGAGACGGCACGCGCGGAGCATGGGTGCCAGTGGCTGTGCCAGATACAAGCGGCATGACAACGGAGGAAGCAAACCAAGTGATGCTTGATTTCCAAGATGACATGGAGGAAAAGGTTAAGGATGAACCTGATACCTACGCCTTGGCCCACCAGAAACCGCATATTCCATACCGAGTGCTCGGCAGAAACATGAATGAGCATCAAGTAATGGTGAAACGTGGAGGCAAGACTTATATACTGACCATCAACGGGAACCCGAGAGCGGCGCAGGCTATCAACGGTCTACTAAACCCAGATGCCACAGAAAACCCTGGAGCTATCGCTTTGAAGGCTATGACCAACTGGATTGCGAGAATGGCTACGGCAAGAAATGTTGAGTTCGCTATCTCTAACGCCATGCGAGATTTGGAATTTTCAACAACGCTGATACCAAAGGAGGGAACAGAATATTACGGCAGATACGTTAAGAACTATCTTACGTGCGTCAAAAATATCGGCCGACTTGTCAACCGTCTTAATGATAATATTCTTGATATGTCCAATCCTTTAGAGAAGGCGTTTTACGATTTTATCTACAATGGCGGTGAGACAGGTTATACCTTTATGAGAGGCGTTGAGCGATATAAGGGCGAAATCACTAAAGCCCTTTCCGAACTTCGCGCCAAGGAAGGAAAAAGTAAGATTGAGCGCCTTGGTAATAAGGTTGTTTACGGCCATCATTATATTATTAATGACGCTTGGAATATATATATGAAGGGGGCAGAATATCTGAGCCGCTGCACAGAAGACTGGGTGCGCTTTGCTGTATTCCTTACCAGCAGACAGATGGGCCGTTCTATGGAGCAGTCTATCATGGATGCAAAGGAAGTAACTGTAAACTTCAACCGCAAGGGCGCTGGAAGCAAATCGGCAGGGAAATGGGATGTTTCCAACTTTTTCAGTATGAACAATCTTCATTTCCTCAGCGCTTATGCAGCATCGGCATTCAAGAATTTCTACGCATTCTCTAATGCCAGCATCCAAGGTCTTGACAAGAATGTTAGATTACATCTTAACCATACAGCTGGAATGCTTATGTGGGACGGCGCAGCAGTAACGCTCGGCATGCTTTCTGCCATGTGTATTCCATTGATGTTGTCTGCCATTGGTGGAGACCCCGATGACTACTGGGATATGCCTGAATCTATGAGAAGAATGGGCATTATGCTGCCGTTGGGTAAAGACGGAAGATTTTTAACTCTTCCGATGTCAATTGAGCATCGCGCAGCATACGGCATTGGTGAACTGTTGGGGACGGTTGTTTGCGGCAGCGAAAATCTACCAGCGAGCGAGATTACATTTCAAGCATTTGAGCAATTGTCACAGATACTGCCTCTTGACTTGACCGAAGGCAACGGCAGCATGCTTTCTCTCGTTCCAACAGCGGTGCGACCAGAAGTAGAAATTGCCTTCAACAAGAATTGGCTCGGAATGCCAATCTATAAAGAACCATTCAACAAGAATACACCTGCATTCAGAAATGTTTACCAAAGCACCAATCCTAATTATATCGCCATGTCTAAATGGTTGAATGAGGTGCAGGGCGGCGGCGACTACGAACGTGCAGGTGTGCAGGTCAACCCTGCAATGGTTCAGCATCTCGTTGAATCATACACTGGGGGCGCAGGAAAATTTGTCAGCAGAACCTCTGGCGTTATCGCTAAGATTATCCAAGGAGAGCAGATAAGGTCTAACGAGATACCGTTCTACCGTACCTTGGTAAAATCCGTAGACGACCGCACGCATAATCGTGCAGCACGAGAGCGATTCCAACGAGAATACGACAAGGGGCAAAAGTTGATTTACAAGATTGATAATTACCAGAAAGAATCCGCGAGAGGTAACAGTCAATACGTGAAAGAGCTTGACGAATTTGCTAAGAGCAAGGATTTCATGAGTTATATGCTATGGAAAAGCTATAATTCAGTCAAGAGCCAATTTGACAACGCAAGAAGTTATATTGGCGATGACAAGGATAAACGCGCAGCACTTGACCATGCACAGATGTTAGTGCAGAAAATGATGACAGAATGTGCTCGCGCCGTTGAGGATTCCAAGACGCAGGAAGAGGCCGATGAGAAAATTGGCAGGATTCAAAGCGAGTACACACCTCAGATTAAGGAAACCTTAAGCAAGGTTGAGGATTGACGTAAGATTGACGGGTGCATGAAAATTACCATGCACCCGTTTTTTACAAACAACTAACAAAACGAAAAAAAATAAACAATACGTCTCATAATAAATTTGCATCAGACGGCAGGAAAGTCCTACCGCATTCAACTTAAAAAACATATTATTATGGACGGAGTAGAAAAAATTATCTGTTGCGACCGTGGCAACAATGACGCCTTGGCTTATGCAGCGATGGCAAACAAACAGTCCGACCCAATGGCGATGGCCGCAATGATGAACGGAGGCATGGGTAATCAGTGGATGAATAATCCATTTGCTTATATCATGTTTCTGGCGTTGTTTGGTGGTGCAGGATTCGGCGGTTTTGGCAACCGTGGAAACCTCGTGCAAGATGCAGAAATCCAAAATCAGATTGCCTCTCTACGCTCACAGATGGCCGACAACCACAATGCAGATTTGCTGATGTCGGCAGTCAAGGGTAACGATGATGCCCTCAAAACGCTTGGCGCAAATCTTAATTGCGACTTCAATCAATTGCAGCAGTCCGTTTGCGCTATACGTTCGGCAGTAGATAACGTTGCAGGGCAGGTAGGTTTCAGTGCTGAACGTGTTATCAATGCGGCTGAGCGAGGTGATGCCAGCATTATAAGTGCAATTCAGAATTGTTGCTGCAACACACAGCAGGGTATTTTGAAAATGGGCTATGAGAATCAGCTTGCAATTCAAGGCCAAACAGAATCTTTGAATAGAAGTTTGAATTTCGTTAACTCGTCAGTCGAACGCGGCTTTAGTGCTCTTGGTTTTCAAAATGCGCAGGACAAATGCGAGATTATCCGTGCTGGGCAAGACAATACGCAGCGCATAATCGACACACTTAACAGTCATTGGAACTCAGATTTGCAGCAGCGCTACAATGATGCACGTCTGGAACTCTCACAGCAGAAGCAGAATGCGGCGCTTATTGCAGCTCTGAAAACGACAACAACACCGACAACTTAACACAAAGATGGTAGGGAAGATAATTTCCCTACCATTCTAAATTAAAAATGCCATGTTATTCAAAGATATAAAAAGCGGCTATCCTGTTTATTTTCTAAATCGGGAATCTATCACAGCCTATCAAGGTAAGGTTGTTAGCGTCTCTGTTCCGCGATATGATATGCAGGTCGTCAACAAATCCAACGCTCCGTTAGTGGTTGATATTACCATAGATGCCAACGGTCAAACAAAGACGTACACTATCAGCGAAAACGCAACAATCACTTATGCGGGCAATATTGTTCTTTCTACTGAACGCGATGGAATTATACGTGAAGTTGAAGCAATGAAGTCACAAAAAGAGGATGCCATTGCGCAGGAGGCGAAAAACCACGAAGACCTCGAAAAGATAAATTCGTTGCTTGAAGACTGGAATCCTGCCTTAGCCGAAAAGAGAAAGCAAGACGAAAGAATTAATACGATTGAGCAGGAGGTAAGAAGCATCGGGCAGCAGCTAAAAGATTTTTTCTCTGAATTTAAAAACAAAACGCCATGAAGAAATATTATATCTTACATCACGGGAATCTAAGACCTCACAGCAATCATTATGACGAAGTTTCTGCAATAGATGCCGTAGAAAGAATTTACTACACAGACGATGAAGGAAAGGAACACAACGGCGCTCATTGGAGCATTGACGATATACGCGAGATAACGAACAAGCAGAAATTCAAAGAGCATGTCACCGATTGGGACAAATATGTAGCATTGAACTATGCCTATGCTGACTTCAATAAGATTATGTCTCCTGAGATGATAGCAGTTGCTGCATACGCTTTCTTCTTTGATGATGAAGATGCGCCAGAAGATAAGGTTTACAGGTATGTAGAGGCAATGAAATGAAAAGTGGCACACATAACAAAAAATGTGTGCCACTTTTGCGTACATCAATATACATCTATCTACATATATATGTATATTGATTATTTGTAAAGCGCTGTTTTATAGACATAAATAGGCTTATAGAGACCAATAGAAGTAAGAATGGATAGTCCTATCAGGCGCACGAAGAAATCCTAACTACTTAAATATGAGTGGTTAGGATTTTTTTTGTTTATAATGATCCAGCAAATTTCACCGCAAAATCGTTTCGTTTTTCCGAGTTCTATTTGCCGTTCTTCGTTTTACCGCGATTGCTAAATCGTGGTAAAACATCCGTCGCGGTAAAAACCTATAGTTAAGTCCTACACAGCAAACAGCTGCAGACGCTTCTTTCCCCCCGCTGCCTTACCACAATATAACAATATTTTGCAGCCTGCATCTCGAATTATTTCATACATTTGCAGAACAGATTTCACTCCTTAAAAAATATCAACATGAACAACATTCCATTAGTATTTTGGCTCATTCCGATAGCCAGCGTTGTGGCATTGGGAATGGCGTGGTTCTTCTTCCGCTCAATGATGCGGGAGGAAGAAGGAACAGAAAGAATGAAGGAGATTGCGGCCCACGTGAGAAAGGGCGCTATGGCTTACTTGAAGCAGCAATACAAGGTCGTGACCATCGTCTTTGTTGTGCTCGCCATAGTCTTCGCCTTCATGGCCTACGTTCTGAAAGTGCAGAATCCGTGGGTGCCCTTTGCCTTCCTCACCGGCGGTCTCTTTTCCGGTCTGGCGGGCTTCTTCGGGATGAAAACAGCCACTTACGCTTCGGCACGCACTGCCAATGGTGCGCGTTCCGGCCTCGATAAAGGCTTGAAGATTGCCTTCCGCAGCGGTGCGGTGATGGGCCTCGTTGTCGTTGGCCTCGGATTGCTCGACATTGCTATATGGTTTATTGTTCTTAACGCCGTGTATGCAGGAGAGGGAACAGCCCTCGTCACCATCACCACCACCATGCTCACCTTCGGTATGGGCGCATCCACGCAGGCGCTCTTCGCCCGTGTTGGTGGCGGCATCTACACCAAGGCCGCCGATGTGGGGGCCGACCTCGTGGGAAAAGTGGAGGCAAACATTCCTGAAGACGACCCTCGCAATCCCGCCACCATTGCCGACAATGTGGGCGACAACGTCGGTGACGTTGCCGGCATGGGCGCCGACCTCTATGAGAGCTATTGCGGCTCCATCCTCTCGACGGCCGCTTTGGGTGCCACGGCCTTTGCCTTGAACGGCGACATGCAGCTTCGCGCCGTCATTGCTCCGATGATTATTGCCGCAATCGGCATATTCCTTTCTCTCATTGGCATCTATCTGGTGCGCACGAAGGAAGGGGCAACCATGAAAGACTTGCTCCGCTCGCTGGCGCTTGGCACAAACGTCAGTGCCGCGCTCATTGCCGTCGCCACCTTTGTCATCCTCTATCTGCTGGGCATTGAAAACTGGCTCGGACTATCCTTCTCCGTCATCAGCGG